AAATTAAAGATTTACTAAAATGTAACTTGTCAGATGTGTTATTCGCGATATCGTTAAGTTTCTTATTTTTATGTATGGAAACAATTGGATTTCTTCTAATGTTAAAATTGATGAGCACTATGGGATTCTTAGGTTTCATGATAGCATTTACAGGAATGTTATTTGTGGGATTCATATACCTATTTATGATGGTATCGATCTATGAAAATTTATAAAGTGAGGTAAAAATGGCTAAACCTATTGTTAAAACGTCTGCTGAATTCAAGCAGACTATTATTGATATGATCAAAGCGATGCCGCTTGATGACTTTTTGTTAATTCCAAACAATGAAATTGACAAATATATTGCTGCGTGGACGGAACCAGATGAGTCTGGGAATAGTCCCGCTCAGGAAGACTACAAACGATATTTCCAATTCATTATGACAATCCCGCCAGAGATGCATGTAGTTGATATGGATTTATATTACTTCCGAGTTGCTCGTAAAATTATTGACACCATGTTGTTAGCTATGCTGGATACATCATATTACAAGACGATATTTGGAACTGCAGATGTTATGCATGAAAACTATCAACTCTTGTATGAATTGATATCCGAAACAGCCGACAAAATTGAAAATGATCCAGACAATCGTAGAGCATTTATGAGCGCTACGGAATTGCGTAAAGAATTCGAAAAATACTACGAAAAAGTTCTGGAAGAAAATAGTGAGGAAGAGGGCTGAACTGATGAATTCTACCAAAGAATATACCCTAGTGTTATCTAAAGAAGAGTTCTATGATACGGTAACTCAAAACATACTTAATTTACCGTTAAAAGAATTATTCTTTATAGACGACTGGTATATTAATAGACTCATTCGAAATTGGACTAAACTAAAATTCGAAGAGGATTATAAGAGATATATATTTGGTTTGTTAATGGTGTCCGATAATACGGAAAAGTTAGATAGTCAATTGTGTATTTGGAATATATCTCGGAATATGGTGGATGAGTTAATCGCTTCATTAGCTGAGGGATTTTACTACGATGAGATGGAAAGTATTATGGGAGAGAACTTATGGTTCGAACCATTTGCACATCCAAAAGAACACGCAGTTGATAAAGAACACATTAGATATTTTTTAGATGTTGTAGACACAATCTATAATCGAGTAGAAACCAATAACTGGGACACTTTGACTTGGTTACGTTATTATTTAGGAGAGGACTATTTAGTATGAAACAACACGTTCGTCTTGAAATGGACTACGAACAAATGAACCATTTGGCAGATAGCTTTTATGCAAGCAATAACGGAATTGAAATCGATGTTCCGAATTCAAATGTAGTTATTCATTTAATTAAAAAGGAGGACTAGTATGCGTCAATTTGTGTATACACCGAAAAAGTATGTTGGAGAATTGTGTACGTCAGCATTTTCATACAAATGTGAATTGGGATATTATGATTTCGGAAGTGACGCATATCCTAGAGACTACGACCATAGCATTAGAACAGATTCTATGGCTATTAGTAAATTTTGTAAATACAGATTGAAGCTTATTTACAATGAAATAAATATTGTTCGACAAAGAAAAGGACTTCCTCCGGTAAACTATATGGCTGACCGAGAGGAATGTCTTGCTGGATTTTAAAAATCCGCAGATTTTACACAGCCTATAATGAAACGATAAAAATAAAAGGAGGACATCATCATGTCAAAAGAAAATGTTTCAAAAAATATCGAGGAAGTTGTAAACGCTACCGGAAAGGTTGCGGAAGAAGTAACTGAAACTGTTAAAGAAACAGTGGAGGACGTTCAAGACACAATTACGGTTGAAGTCGAAGAACCAAAAGGAAAGGTTAAACAATGGATTGTTAAGAACCGACCATGGTTGAAGAAAGCCGCATTTGGAGCACTTGGACTTACTGCACTAGGTTTAGCAGCTAAGGCGCTTATGAACGCATCACGTAATGACGGTGACGAAGCAACGGACGAAGATGATTTTGATCTTGGATCTGACGACAGTGATAACACTGAAGAATAAGTTTCATAAAGAATACTGAGAATTACTCTCGGTATTCTTTTTTTTTAAATTTTGAAAGGAGAAGCTAGTGAAAACTTTATTTGGTTTTTTGATTATGTTGTTATCAGGTGGATTGTTATATTCATTGGCGTATACTGCTATGGTATATTACTTTGGATTTGATCCGCGAATTGCAGGATTTGTGACTGGAGGTATTGTTGGGTTAACCCATTATGTCTGGGGATATACAACAGGCGAAAACAAAACTAGCGAATAATTTTATGGTTATTTTAGAGGACTACGGGGCGGTTAAAGTTGAAAACCGCAACCACACTGTAACATTCTATATTCCTTTAGATGGTCCTCGAGATATTTTACTCGCGGATTTCGCAACGGAATTAAATGTGTATAATGATAGAATGGCATTCGAAGGCGAACGCTTTACAGCTATTTCTGGCGTTCAGAAATATATGGCACCAGCAGACGCTAAATGGATGGCTAAAGTAGAAGGGGTCAGGGAATGACAAAAACAGATTACAACAAGGTGAAAACTAAGGTGAAACCTCTTGATGAGGCAAATGAGATGATGGATAAACATATCCAACCAGTTGCAAAGGGTCGTGTGAAAAAATCCGGGGTTGGAAAATGGCTCGGAAATGTCTTTTTCGGAGAAGAAGGATTCCGTGGATGGTCAGGACATATGTTCTATGACGTAGTTGTACCTAGTATCCAGAATGGACTAGCGGATATGGCCACAACAGCTATCCAGCGCGCTATTTTCGGACAAGATTATATTCACGCTCGCAGAACTACACCAAGTTATTGGGGGCGTGGAGTAAATAATGTTACTCGTATTGACTCTTGGCGAGATGCAAATCGTCAGGACTATACACAAAACTATGCTAAGCGCAATCGCAAGGCATCTAACTATGTTGAAGAAATCATTTTCGACACACGTCAGGATGCACAAGAAGTATTTAACATCATGCTTGCTAATTTGGATGCGTACGGCGTAGTGACTGTTGGGGATTTCTATGAGTTATCTGACCAACCGTCTAAATTTACAGACCAATCATTTGGTTGGACTATTACTGGCAACGGACAGGGCTTGCAAGGAGCTCGTATTGTTGCTGCTCGAGGCGGAGGATTTAAGATCCAATTCCCTCAACCTGTGGAGGTTTAATGTTACCTGAAGATTTTAGTAATCGAAACAAATTAGGTAAAGAGTATTATATTGCTCTAATGGAACGAGATGAATACGAGGAAGAGACTACAACTCAGAAACGTATTCGTTTACTTCGTGAAAGAAAACAAAAGTTTAATAAAAACTTAAAATCATTTATTGGAGGAAAGTAAAATGAAAAGCTGTCTAGGAACTTTATTCTTATTGTTAACACCACCATTTGGTTGGGTTGTTCTTGCTTACATTTGGGTGAAAGGAAAATAATATATGCATGAAAGATTACGAACTTTCCATGTCCTGTGTTATATTACACAATGGAATCCACATTGATACATGGTATGATATTGAACATTATGAAATCATAAACAATCAATACTTGATCAAATATCAAGGTAAATGGTATAACCTTGATAGATCTACGTATCGCATCGGTTATTTCTGGATAACTCCAGATGTACTAGAACAAAACAAAACTAAAGAAGAATTCATTAACAAAAAGATTGATGAAGTATATTTACAAATTAAAAAGGAGCTCGAAGGTGAGAATTAGAATTTATCCTAAAATCGGTGGAGTTCGACCAATGTTATTTTCAGAGGTTGACAACCTTAATGTTAAAAAAGAAGGAAACAAATGGTCTTTAGAATTTGATCATATTGATCATATTAACAAAGACAGAAAAGTGACGGCACATTCACACTTCACAAGTGAATCAGCTATGGCGTACACAATTTTAGATGAAAAATAAAAGGGGTAAGTAAAATGAAATTTGATTTAAACGCAGTTAAAAACACAGCTAAAACAACTTGGGTTACAACAAAAATCCTTGGTAAGAAATACGCACCAGTTATTTTGTTAGGTGCAGGTCTTGTTGGATACGGATATTCTGTTTATGAAGGTATCAAATCTGGTAAGAAACTTGAAGCTACTAAAGCAAAATACGAAGAAATGGAAGCAGCTGGTGAAGAATTCACACGTTTCGACGTTGTGAAAGATATCACTAAAGACGTTGCCGTACCAGTGGCTATTGCAACAGCATCAACAGCATCTATTATTTTAGGTTTTGCAATCCAAACAAACCGTCTTAAAGCCGTATCTGCAGCGCTTGCTATGGCTACAGAAGAACACGCTCGTTACCGTCTACGCGCCAAAACAGTCCTTGATGAAGAAACATTCAAGAAAATTGACGCACCACTTGAAACTAAGACTGTAGAAGTTGATGGGGAAGAAATTGAAGTTGAATCAATCGTACCTAACGAAGGCGATTTCTATGGAATGTGGTTCAAGAAATCACATAAATACGCTTCTGACTCACCAGAGTATAACGAAGGAGTTATTAAGGAAGCTGACAACATTCTAACAGAACGCATGATGAAAAAAGGAATGTTGACATTTGCTGAAGTATTGGATATTCTTGGATTTGAAGTTCCTAAAGCAGCCCTACCGTTTGGTTGGACAGATACTGATGGGTTCTACCTAGAATGGGACACTCACGAAGTATGGAACGATGACAAACAAGAAACTGAAATCCAATTCTATGTACGCTGGAAACTACCTCGCAACCTATATGCGACAACAAATTTCCATGATTTTGTTCCAAAGAAAACAAGAAAGGAATTGAACTAACATGAATACACCTGTTAAAGTATTATTGGGTATTGTGGGTGCGGCTGGTATCGGATATGGCGCTTACCGTATTTACAAATGGTGGAAAGAAGAAGATGAACTCGAAGCTGAAGGGTTGACTTACGAAGAACTCGTTGAACAAGCTGAAGCTAAGAAAATGGAAGAAAAACTAGCAGCACAGGTGGAACGAGAAGAAGAATTCGCGGAACATATTCGCGAAATCGATGGCCTTCCTAATGACGGTCTTGACTGGTATCGTACACCTGATGACGATATTCGTCGAGAACTATCACCGTATGAAAAACGTTTCGGAGTTGACTTCAATCCACTAACGGAAGAACTTATCCAAGAACAAGACATGGATGGAAACGTATTTGAATACGTACAAAAATTTAAGGAAGGAACAAAACTACTAAACCACCGTGATAACATGTTTACTGCACGCTCGGTTATTAGTAGCACACAAGAAATGACAGCTCAAATTAAGTCTTTAATGGCAAACGATATGGAATATGATCGTCGTATTTATGATCAAAACACAACTGAAATCTATGACTACTGGCGTGCACTTGTGATGGAACGCTATGATATTCAAGATGAGCAACTCCGTGATAACCTTGCCGTGTTATTCTCATGGGAATATATTCCTATTAAAGAAAATATTGGTGATAAGAACATGCGTGAAGATATTATCCGTGACCGTACGGAATACTTCGGCGCTGGCACAATCCATTCTGATTGGGCATCTATTGGTGAAATGATTATTTACTACGCTAAGCAACTTGACTTTGCGACAGGTAAAGCTGGAACTACTGAACAATTTGCAGATATGATGGTTGAGACTTTAGGACTTGACCTAGAATCAGACTTGGATCCAGTAATAAATGACACCATCATTTCATTCGTAGAACGTCACCGTCTGGGCAAACCAAATACTGATGGTACTTATGGACTATTCCATATTACTGAAGAAGCGTATAAAGAGTCTGCAAGCTTGTGGCACGAACACAATCACTTAATTAGTGATATTGTGGACGAACGCTTTATGCCAGAATTTCGAATTCAATACACAAAAGAAGATAATTGGCTAGGAGAATAAAATGTTAAAACAATTAGTGAGTTTGTTCCTGCTTAAGACAGGACTAGTGAGTGGACATATTAAAAATCGCTTAGAAGAATATGTTGAGGGTGCGCGTGTTATTCTTTCAGATTGGAAGGATTATAATTGGAAAGTATGGTATAAAGAAATGCCATATTTTGACAAAAAGTTATTAGACTTCCAGAAATTTACTGATGGTAATTCATGGAAAGTTATCCAGTATCATATGGATAAGACTGCTAAATATGTTGTTGGCGATTACAACGTGTTATTCAATCGTACTGGTAGAATTCGACATCTATTGGATTTCTCTGCAGGTAACAACTTTCTAATCCTTTATAAAAAGGGTTGGGATTTACCATGTATCTGTATTCTTTGGAACGCTCCTGATGGAAGTAATAACGCGGAACTATATAACCGTATGTTACATTTCGCATTGAATGGTAATACTAAGGAACTAGTTAAACTTGTGAATATGTATTGTAGCGTGTATCCTATGTTTTCTATGACGTCACTCTCAGAAAAATCCCAGAGGGTATATACGTTCGGAATTCAGGAATATACTGAAGGAGTAATTAACGACGGTTTATATATGAAAGAAAGTGAGGTAAAAGGAAATGATAAAGGGAATTTTATCATTCTTTAGCGGTTATGAGGGCTCAGAATATGAAGTAAAGGAGAATGGGATTAGAACCCATATCGAAAACTTCGCAAAGACTGAGTCATTCTCACCCGTATATGTCAGATGGGCTGATATTTACAATGGAGTGATGCTAGAACACAATATTAAAGCCCCTAAACTAAACATTTTTGTGGGAACACGATACAATCTTATGCAGGATACTAAGAATGGTGGGTATTATCCATTCATTCTTATTTCTGAAAAGCCTAAGGACCTACGCATGCTTATTTTCCAAAGCATCAAAGAGCAACAACTCTTCTGTATTGATATGCTTAGGGAAGATTTGAACTTCGACAAATACATGGCCAACTCTATCAAAGAGGGTCGTATGAAAATGTTCAGGTTTAAAATTGATGATAACGGATACACGGGTCATCCAAATATCAAAGCACGCTTAGCAACATACCCAGAAAACCCTTTCTTAGAATGCTTATTTGGTAATATACCATTTTCGGCACACAAACCGAAGGGCACAGAACTGCATATTCACAACTACTTCCTCTTGTCTACTATCAAAGAGGAGAACTACTTTAACTACGATATTCTACAAAAGCCAAAATGGATTGAAGAATACGAAACAAAATTGAATGGAGAAGATTACAAATGAGATATTCACTAGACATTACACGCATCCCAGTTATCAAACCAGCCGACTTCGAAAAACAAAACGAAATCTTTAACGAATCAAATGATTTTCTATCATTGGAACCAGGAGACCAAATGATTATGTGGTTAGATGGTATTTTACGTCATCTTCAAAGTGGTGGCAATGTAACCGTGGCCGATTTGCGTCGTGCCGCAGGTCTTGAGGTTGAACCTCTTGACGAATTCTTTGGGTGGAATAATTCCATTTCTTTACAACTTAAGGTAGACGAAGACCATACAATCAAATTCCCATTGCTACACTTGCGTCGTTTGACTCCTCCTATTTATCCAGAAGAGTTGAACTGGCAAGCATTTGACACATTTCGTCGTGAAGGCAAAGTAATTGATAATTTCGATTACTACAACGAATTCATTTCTGATATGCAAAATGTACACAAATTAACTTACCATCAAACTCAACAATTTATTGCTGGTGAACCATATTGGGAGGCAGAATCAAATGACTAATATTAAGAAGATTAGACGTCAAGCGGTACATGTAACTTACATTAAACATCCTACTATCGATGACTATCGTATGAACAGTATTTTTACCGAGGTTGAAGACGTTACGGTTAAAGAAGGGTTCTTACACATCCTATACAGAATGAATGGTATTGATATGATTGAAAGTATCAATCTTGAATTTGTTTCGAATTACCAAATCTTCAACTCAGAGAATGATTTGCATCGTTCTATGGGATTGCCTCAGGATAAACAAGTACTGAAGCATGGCCATGACATTGTACCTCTATGGGATGGTGATAATGAATATCTTGTAGAGTATGCTGTTAAAGGGACTGACGGTAAAGTCGAAGAACCTATGTTTCTTCAGAATGTAGTTAATGTATCATATGTTGCTGAGAACACACTTGATACTATTCGATTCGAATATCGTGTTCCTGATGGTCGCGTGTTATCTACAGGCATTGGTTTATCTAAACTTGAATATTGGAAAGTTGTTGAGCTGATGCGTAATAAACATCTAGATGAGATGGGTGAGACTAATGGTCGAAAGAATTAATTCGTTTGGTATGGGTTTATTTAAGGGAGTTAATCATGGGATTAAACCGGATGAGAACTCTTTATTGTTAAATAAACTAAATAACGACGGCTTTATTTTACACTTATCAAATCCAATCATTATCGACGTTAAATACGTTAGTATCGATGACGATATTAAGACTGTAAGATTTGAAGATGTCAGATCAATTAACTGGTGGCCAGGCGTTGAATTCTGTGAAATAGAATATCGCTCTGGTAGAGAGTCTGTCGTTATAGAAATTTTGAAAGCGGATGTTTTAGCTATTGATGAAGTTATAAAACCTACTCCGCTAACTGGGAAAAGTAGAAGGGTGCAATAAAATGGGTATTACTAACATTGTTGATATAAATTACAAAGGTTTTGAAGGATCAATCACAAAGATTGAGTATCCACGTGAACTTATTAACGATTTCAAAAACCAATACGGCGATATGTCTGGTCGTAGTTGGTGGTATTGTGGATATATCCACGTACCTGCTACAATTGATGTTAGGAAAGTTAAAGATAGAATTAACGAAATCTTCCACGGAGGAATTACTTACGAAGAACATCAAGCTAAGTATTCTATCCTCGGGTTCGATTGTAATCATGAGAGTGATACTGATGAGCAAAACACAGTTGAATTTGTGGAAGGTGTTATCAAAGAAGCTATCGATTATCTTAACAATCTTGATGAAGGAGATCTAAATGGCTAATGGCGTTTTATATGTAAAGTATATCAACAATAACCAAGCTCGTAATGGTAAAGGAATCCCTGTACATTTATGGCAAGGAGTTAAGGATTACTGCTTCTTGACTGAAGGACTTAATCTGCTTAAGATTGAGTTGCGTGATCAGGGTCGTAACGCTGTATATATTCCTATGTCTAACGTCGCGTTGATCGAATACTTTGATTCGATGCATGATTTTGAAAAAGCATATCCTAAGGGTAATGGTTGGGGATATTAAAGGAGAATAAAATGAGCAAAGTAAATGAAAACACAATGCGTGAGCAGTACGACGGGCAATACAAGACATTTTGTAAGAAGAATTCTGACTATGGTAACTCATTTGAGGAGTCTTTGGACAAGCACGGAATCGTGGCTAGCATCGTCCGTATGGGCGACAAAATGAACCGCTTAGAAGCACTCACGGACGACTCTAGAACGCAGCAGGTGGGCTCTGAGAGCCTCCTAGACACCTTAGAAGACCTATCTAACTACGCAGCGATGACTGCATGCTGGTTAAAGGGGGTTCGAGCTGAGGATGGGGAGGAAGAAGAGGTTGGTAGTGTATATGTGTTCGGTCAAGACGAACCATATTTAACTTTCAAAAAGCCTAAAGAACATCCTCATAATGATGACGCTCAGATTGATATGATGCGTTATGCTAATGAGTGTATTCCATACGATAAAGAAATCAAAGAACTTTCCGAGAACATGGAAGGTGTTATAGGTTATCTTGTTACAAACCTTAAGATCCAACGAAATCCTAATACTAGTTTGAATACTAGAATTCATTGTGCTAAAATACGTCGTAGTTATTACAAAGAAATTGCGAACATTATTCTTGGTAGTGACCACCTATCTTTCGATATCTTCTCAAGGTATTTCAAAACTCGTAGCGATTTAACTCAAGACGAGAAGCAAATGGTACTCGAAGGTGTAATGGAATCTATATATTCGCAAACCGACAAAAATCCCGGGGGTGATGTTGAATCTGAATTTCGGACTAAGAAATTTCATATTCCAGAAGAACCTGTTGAACTTTCCAGTGAAATGGAAGATGTTATTAAGATACTTAAGAATGAGGAAAAGCCTAAAGAAGACTTACCTCTTAACGAAAAAGTATTAAAATCTTTATTATGGTTCTTACCGTTAAACCAAAATTATCGAGGTGATGATAATGAATAAACCTAAGGTATTGGTTGTTATCACTGACAAACGAACGTTACAAGAAACCATCTATAAAGATGTTGAGTATTTTAGTGTTGAACGTGAAAATTATCAAATCACAGAATTCATTATTACAGATAGACATGGAGCACGTCATCATTTTCCAAAAGAACATTATGATTATGAACTTTATCAGGAACAAGTTAATTCCAATCCTGGAAGTAGTTTGAATCATTACGATGAAGAAAATCTTGACTATGTATCTAGAATGTTGAAATCAAGAGATGGTCGAGTAGTGACGCCTAGAGATAGACTTTTTCTAGAAGGGAGGATATAATGATAGTTACTGTTAGAGATGGAAATACTGGTTCCACAGAGACATTTAATAATGTTGAACGTATAAACTCAAACACTAATATTTCTGGAATTGCTGTGTTTGTTATTTCCTTAACAGATAGGTCTAAACATTATTACCCAGCTCATATATATTCTTATGAAGTTGTTGATGGTATTGGAGGCGTATAATGAAATTTACACTTTCGTTAAAAGATTATCTTAAGAGCATAGGTTCTTACCATAAAATTGAAAATTTCAAGTGGGGGCGTAGTGCTAATAAATCTGAAGAATGGAAGAGCCTACGTAAGGATATATTAGGTTATTTAGAGAAGGAGAAATCTAATGGATAAGAACAACATCTTGAGAGACCATCTGAAAAATAACCAAGTACCCTTCTTTAAGGGGTACAAACCAGATTTTTATTTTAATCCAAAACAAAAGGAGAAACAAAATGACAATTAACTTAGAAACAGCTTTGGCGTGGATGAAAAACCGTGAAGGAGCGGTATATTACAGTATGGACCATCGTGATGGACCTGATGGATACGACTGTTCATCATCTATTTACTACGCTTTACGCTCAGGTGGAGCAGTATCTGCTGGTTGGGCAGTAAACACTGAATACGAGCACCAATGGTTGCTTGATAATGGATTTGAACTTATTGCTGAGAACACACCTTGGGATGCTCAACGTGGGGATATCTTCATCTGGGGACGTAAAGGATATTCTTCAGGTGCTGGAGGCCACACTGGTATCTTTGTGGATAGCGATAACATCATCCACTGTAACTACGCGTACAACGGTATTTCTGTAAATGACCACGACGAACGTTGGTATTATGCTGGTAAACCATATTTCTACGTATACCGTCTTACTGGAGAGGGTACAGCTACACCGATTGAAGATGGCTGGCATCATAACAACACTGGTTGGTGGTATGTACGTCAAAATGGATCATACCCAACAAACCGCTTTGAATACATTGAAGATGGTAAGGGTTGGTTCTACTTTGACGAAGATGGATATATGTATGCTGAGAAATGGTTGAAGCATACTGATGGTAAATGGTATTGGTTTGATGAAAAGGGTTACATGGTAACTGCTTGGAAACAAATCAGTGGCAAATGGTATTACTTTGACAAAGACGGAGCCATGGTAACAGGCTGGGTTAAATACTATGACAACTGGTATTACCTTGATCCTAAAGATGGTGATATGAAGTCTGACTGCTTCATTAAATATAATGATGGTTGGTACAAACTTCTTCCAGATGGTAAACTTGATGATAAACCTTCGTTCAAGGTTGAACCAGATGGATTTATTACTACTCAACCACTAACTGATCAAGAGCCACCTAAAGAAAAAGTGGCCGCAGAAGATAAGGACGATAAGAAATAATTATGAAGAAAAATACAAATTCTCCAGTAGTGCTAGACGCGTTTAACGCAAAGTATATTAAGGATGTTGATGGGATTATAACCGGCTGGAAGCTTGTATTATCTCGTAATCCTATATTATCTACCTTATATGGTGAGATTGTCCGGGTAAAAATTGATGGTTTTGAATACCTTGTACAGGTAGGAAACAGCTATCAAACGGATAATTCTCTAGTGAATCGGGTGGAATTACGATGGATTAAACGTTCTAAATAGGTATATTTCTATGGTTTTCGGGTTAGAATTCGGGTAAAAATGATGAAAAAACTTGATGAAAACTTCGGGTGACTGTAGGAATTTGCATTGATATTGTAGGAAAATTGGTCGAAAAATGGCTAATTTTGGCTCTCAAACCTCCCCCAAAAAAATTCGGGAAATTTGGGGGTTTCTAGGTGACCTATAATATTTATGGAAAAATATTGAGAAAAAAGGGGAAAATTTCTTTAAAAACCCCCTTTCACCCCCTAAAATCGCCCCTTTTCCTATTGTATACTGGGATGAGTTGAAAATGAACTAGTATATACATATAATGGTGAGAAGGGGTAAAAAGGGGGGAGGCTATGTGATAAACGAAAATGGAGGTATAAAGTGGATTTTTTAGACATCTCTATCAAAAAGTTCACATCAAACAACAGAACTGTTGATTATGAAGTATCTCCCGATTTCATTTTTGGTGATACAAAGGATTTAGTAGTAAAGGGTTCTAAATTCTACGCGTATTGGAATGGTTCTTATTGGGATACCCAACAAAAGAACTTATTTTATGATATTGACACTCTTCTTTGGCGTAAGGCTAAAGAACTAGAAGAAGGTAGACCTGGTTTACGAGTTGATGTTAAGGAAATCCGTAGAGCATCGGTCGGTAAGTTCAGGTTATTCCAAGATTTCTGTAAAGCTGTTGAGTCTGGCGATATATCATTCAACCAAAAGATATTGTTCGCGGACCATAAGATGAAACGCAGAGACTATGCCACTACTCAATTAAATTACACACCAACAGAAGGTGAGGCTCCAGCTTTTCAAGAATTGGTTGGAACTTTATACATGCCACAAGAACTCGACAAGATATTGTGGTTCATGGGTGCGTTATTTACCAACAACATGTACAAGATTGAAAAGTTCATGTATTTGTATGGTTCGAAGGGTAGCGGTAAAGGTACCGTCTTAAAAATATTCCGTATGTTATTTCAAGACTACTGTGCTCCTATAGACTTGAAACTGCTCACAAGTAATGATCAGTTTGCAACAGGACAAGTTCAGGAAGTACCATTGTTAATTGACGAGGATACGGATATTAGTCATATTCAAAACGACACTCCGTTGTTGAAATTGACAAGTCATGAAATTATTCAGGTTAATAAAAAGTTCAAAGAACCTTATTCTGTCACATTTACAGGATTATTGATTACAGCGTCAAACCAACGTTATAAAGTTCGTAACGTTGACTCGGGTATTACTCGACGCGCTGTTGTTGTAAATCCTAGTGGACAGAAAGTTAGTCATACTAAATATAATCAGTTGATGTCTCAAATCAAATTCGAATTGCCTTATATCGCTCATATGGCAATTAACCGTTTTGAGGAATTGGGTTTTGATTATTTCGACGAATACTTCGATGTCGATATGGCGGAACAGACAGACCATATCTTTGATTTCATTCGTTCTAATGCAATTCATATGCAAGATGGAATTAGTCTTCGTCAGCTTAGCGAACTGTATAAAGAATATTTGGAAGACATGGGATGGAAGACCGATGGTTATAAGGCAATTATAAAACGAGAAGCCTTGCGTTATTTTGATACAATGATTAAGGATGGCGCAGTGGATGGAACTCGTGTTAAGAATTATTTTAAGGGATTTAGATGGAATGTCGCATTTCCAGAAGGACTTGTAAGTCCAACCAATCAGGAAGAAATGATTGTTCCAGATAATTGGCTTAAATTTGACCACGACAATCGTGTATTTAATAGACTCGCAGAAGATTATCCTGCGCAGCTAGCACAACGTAATGGAAACCCCATGATGAAATGGGAAGATGTACGTACAACTTTAAAAGATATAAACACGGAAAAACTACATTGGGTTAAAGTTCCGTTGAATCATATTGTGATTGATTTCGATTTGAAGGATGAGGATGGAAATAAGAACCTTGATTTAAATATTCAAGCTGCTTCCAAATTCCCTCCAACGTATGCCGAGGTTTCCAAATCAGGTCAAGGTATTCATTTGCATTATATCTACGATGGTAATGTGAACGAACTTGATAATTTGGTGGATGAGCATATCGAAATTAAAGTGTATAAAGGCAATGCCTCTTTGAGAAGGATTGACAAAGCGTCCAACAACTTACAACCATCTCATATTTCATCGGGCTTGCCGTTGAAAGAGAGAAAGGCTAAGATGTACGAAGACGTAAAAGAAATTACATATACGGAGAAGACTCTTCGTAAATTTGTAAAAAGACAGTTGGGTCTTATCGAGGGTGAGAAACCAAGTCACCCAAATACAAAACCAACAATTGATTGGATTGCTGACCAAATTCATAAAGCATATGACATGGGTCTAGAATATGACTTGACGGATTTGAAGCACGATGTATTTCTTCGTGCATTGCGTTCAACCAATAACAGAGAATATTGTTTGGCTGTATTCCAGAAAATCCCATGGTCGTCCATTCGAGATGATAATGGCGCACTGGAAGATAAGCTGACAAGCGGAACTAAGATATATCCCAAAGAGGAACTAGTGTTCTTCGATATTGAGGTTTATCCAAATCTGTTTGTCGTCGTGTGGAAGAAATATGGAGAAGACGAATTTGTGAAATGGGTGAATCCAACTCCAGACCAAATTGAACATCTTCTTTCATTTCCTCTAGTCGGTTTCAACAACCGTCGATACGATAATCATATTCTGTATGCACGATTACTCGGATGTGATAATTTAGAATTATTCCGTCAGTCATACAGGATTGTCAACGAAAAAAATGCGAAGAGTGGAATGTATGCGGCAGCTTACGAATTAAGCTACACCGATATTTACGAATACTCTCAAAAGAAACAATCGTTGAAACGCTGGGAAGTTGATTTAGGAATTAAACACGTCGAGATGGAAATTCCTTGGGACCAACCAGTCCCTGATGAATTAGTTCCAGTTGTAGTTGATTACTGTGTTAACGACGTTGATGCAACTGAGAAATTATTCGACGCTATATATGCTGACTATGTTGCGCGTGAAATCTTAGCAACTATTTCAAAAGGTTCGATGAATGCAACCAACAATCAGCTCACTGCTAAATTTATCTTTGGTGACGACCCTAATCCACAAGAGAAATTTAATTATGTTAAACTCGACACTATCTTCCCAGGATACAAATACGAGTACGGTAAGTCATATTACCGTGGTTATGAAACTGGTGAAGGTGGATTTGTGTATGCCGAACCTGGTGTGTACAAAAATGTCGCATTGCTTGACGTAGAGTCTATGCATCCGAATTCATTAATCAACATGAACTACTTCGGACCTTATACTCAGAGATATGCAGACTTACTTAAAGTTCGTGTATTGCTCAAGCATAATAAAGTCGATGAAGTTAAACAAATGTTTGACGGTATCTTGGCACCATTCTTGGACAACCCAGAATATCGTAAGCCTTTGGTTACTGCATTGAAGATTGTAATCAACTCAGTATATGGAATGACCTCAGCTAAATTTGATAACAAGTTCAAACACCCAGACAATATTGACAACATCGTTGCGAAACGTGGAGCTTTATTTATGGTCGACTTGAAATTTGCAATCGAAGAGCAAGGATACAAGGTCTGTCATATTAAGACCGACTCTGTTAAAATCCCAGATGCTGATGAAAAGATTATTAAGTTCGTTGAAGACTTTGGACAACTTCCAAAATATAACTATCGATTCGAACATGAGCATACATATAAACGTATGGCGTTAATTAATAACGCGGTTTATATTGCTCAACTTGAAGATGACAGTTGGTCTCCGACAGGAGCAGAGTATGCTAATACATATTTGCTCAAACGTGTATGGACCAAAGAAGAATTAGTTGATAGAGATTTCTTTATCACTAAACAATCGAAAGGTCATATTTATCTTGGAGACGAATTCGTTGGTAAGGTCGGTTCTATTTATGCTTCCAAGTCAGGAAGAGAATGTATGTGGACTGAAGACAACGAAAACTTTAAATCTATTGCAGGCACAAAAGGATATTTATTCAAGCAAACTTCTGAATTCGATTATGAAGATGTTGATTTTGCTTATTACGATAAGATTGCAGTCGATGGTCTTAAGAAAATTATCAAAGTTGGGGATATTACTAAAATCGTTGATGACATGCCTAAGGACTATGTTGACGCTCTTGAGCTTCAAGACAAATATCCTGATACACAAACAATTTCTATCAATCACGGAACTCTCAAAGTAAGAAAACCTGAGACCACGTGATTGGATATCCTCGCGGGTTCATTTTGGGATTCGCAGGATTTACATGGCACATAATAGAGAGGAAGAACAAAATTCTGCTGATTTGTTCTCCCTTTTCTTTTGAATTAAAGTCAGACTCACGTCATTTAGAAAGGACAATAATTATGACTAAAATTTCACAAATCTCAAATTCCCAAATTATTTTGGAAGAAGTTGAATTCTTATTCGCTCGCAACTTCAGTGGGCGTCAAGAAAAGTACAATCGCGCAGGTGATCGTTATTTTAACGTTAAGGTTAATCCAGAAGATGTTGAACTATTACAACAATATGGTGTCAACGTTAAATTGTATGAGCCTAAAAATATCACTGACGAGATGGCAGAGAAGATGGCTGAGAATCCAGACATGTTTGGCCAGTCTTATTTCTTCAAAGTTCGTGTTTATACACAATTCGGACTTCCTAGCATCGCTATTATTTATGATAATGGTGAAACGCCTATCGATGAAGATATTTCACCAACTGATCGTATGTATTTGAATGATGAAAGTCAGTTAGCTATGCTTGATGATATGGAAATTGCTTTATGTGATATGACGATTGCTCGACGAGACCCAAGTCCAGATGGACAATATGCTCGTCTTAACTTAAAGAATGCTTATATTCGTGTAGTGGACAATCCACTCCGTCGTAAGTATGGATTCTAAAATTGAATTATACGACTATCAACGGCGGGCGGTTGATAGATTGCATAATGGTTCTGTATTGTGCGGGAAGGTCGGTTCAGGCAAGTCTTTGACCGGCCTATTTTATTATATGGAAAACCATAGCGATTTACCACTTTATATTATTACAGTTGCTAAGAAGCGTAATGACAAAGAGTGGCATCGTGATTTAGAAATGCTCGGCATTGAAGGGACCGTTGACTCGTGGAATAATATTACAAAGTATCTAAATGTTAAAGATGCTTTCTTTTTATTCGACGAACAACGAGCTATTGGATACGGTTCATGGGGCACATCATTTATTAAGATTGCCCGTAAGAATAAATGGATTATGTTGACAGCAACACCTGGAGATGTTTGGATGGATTGGATGTGTATATTCTTAGCGAACAATTTCTACAAAAACAAAACTGAGTTTGTAGATAGACACGTTGAATACAATCCATATTCTAAGTTCCCTCAGATAAAACGATATCATGAGGTGGACCGACTAGAAAGGTTGAGACGACATTTAGCTGTACCTATGGCTGATTTCAGAACAACCGAAGTCAACAGACAATATATTAATACTTCTTTTGACAAAGAGTTGTATAAACGAGTTATTGATACTAGGTTTAATCCTTATACGGAAGCACCTATAACCAATGCTTCGGAATTTACTCAAGTTCTTCGAAGGATAGTTAATACTAGTCCTCGTAGAATAGAAAATGCTAAGCAACAAATAATGACTCGTGAAAGAATTATTGTCTTTTATAACTACACCTATGAGCTTGATATTCTCAAAGAGATTTGTCAAGAATTAAATAGGGCATACTATCAATGGAACGGTCAGAAACATGAACCTATACCCGATGCTGCTGAGTGGGTATATTTGGTTCAGTACACGGCCGGGGCAGAGGGATGGAACTGTATTACTACTGATACAATATTGTTTTATTCTCTAAATTATTCTTATCGGGTTATGGAGCAATCCGAAGGAAGAATTAATCGAGTGAATACCTCCTTTAAGTTTTTATTTTATCTCTATCTAAAATCCCCTGCCTCTATTGATGATGCAATTGAACGCTCTATAAGAAACAAAAAGAAATTCAATGAAAGGAACTGGGTAGAACAAACATGTCCAAACTCGAAAGAGATTTTCAACGAACATTAATTCAGGACCTTCATAATAGATTTCCTGATGCAATTGTTAAGAAGAATGACTCGGGTCATATTCAAGGAATACCTGACCTATCCGTGGACATTGGTCCATATTCTTATCATTTGGAAGTAAAACGTAGTGCGTCCGCACCATATCGACCTAATCAAGAATATTACTTAGAAAAGTATAATTCTATGGGAGGATGGGCTCGTACTATATATCCTGAGAACAAGGAGGAAGTTCTTAATGAAATGGAACAGACATCCCGAATTCGAAGGTAAACATTCATTTTTGAGTGCCAGTCAATGTCATTGGTTAAAATATGACCCAGAAAAATTGGTGGAGCGCTTTGAAAATGAGAAAGCAAAACAAAGAGGAACTGAACTTCATGAGTTTGCAAGTCAGGCAATTCAACATAGAATTCGATTATTACCTGGACATACTCATCCCGCAGTTGCTAATTTTGTAAACGACGCAATTGGATATCATATGGATAGCGAAGTATTGTTATTTTACTCGCCATATGCATTTGGTACTGCCGATGCTATTCGTTATGACCCTCCTAAGAAAAATAATCCTCGTGGATTTCTTAGGATTCATGATTTGAAGACAGGTGTTACTAAACCAAAAATGGAACAGCTACTTGTGTATGCTGCTTATTTCTGTTTGGAATACGGTGTTAAACCTGAGAAGACTGATTTTGAATTACGTATTTATCAGGGCGAGAACATTGACACTTATATTCCAGAAGCTGAAGATGTTTATGACGTATATCATACAATCAAAGAATTTTCTGGGATTTTAGAAAACAAACCTAGATAGAAAGGACCATATTCGTGATGAATCTAGAAGAAGCCTATCTTGAACACCAAGGTACGCCACACCAAGGAAGTGTTCCTCATAGTGGACGATATGCATGGGGTTCAGGAGAAAACTCATATCAACGGGCTACATCATGGTCCGATAAAGTTGCTAAATATCGTAAAACAGGATTGAGCGATACTCAAATCGCAACTAAACTAGGTATTACGACGAGTGAGTTTCGTGCAAGAAATACAATTGCCAACCAAACCATTCGCCTTAGAAATCAATCCATGATTATGGAACTGCATGAGAAAGGTCTTGGTCCTACAGAAATATCTCGTAAAACTGGTATTCCTGAATCATCAGTTCGTATGAATCTAAATGAGCAGGTTAGACATAATGTCAATCAAATGGAAAATGTTAAGAATGACCTTAAAGCTCTTATCAAAGAGAATCCATATTTGGACGTTGGTCTTGGTTCTGCTCAACAGTTAGGTATCAAAGAAAATACCTTGAAACGTGCAGTTCAACAATTAGAAGCAGAAGGTTATCATATGCATAAAGTATATGTTAAGAATGCTACTAATGATAATCACTGGGTAGAAATGAAAGTTCTTACTAAAGAATCTAATCCGGATATTGTTCGAGAACATAAGCACGAAATTGTTCCTCCTAATTTATATAAAGCTGAAGATGGTTCTACTAGATTAGGTTTAAAACCAATTCAACATATTGATTGGAAACGCGTTAATATTCGATACGACGAGCAAGGTGGTACCGATAAAGATGGTGTCATGGAATTACGTCCAGGCGTCAAAGATTTAGATCTTGGCGGTTCTAAATACGCTCAGGTTCGTATTGGAGTCGGTGGAACGCATTATTTAAAAGGTATGGCTGTTTATGGAGACCCTAAAGATTTTCCTAAAGGCGTTGACGTTATTTTCAACACCAATAAGAAACAAGGAACTCCTAAAGAAAGCGTACTTAAGAAATTAAAAGATGATCCTGATAATCCATTCGGTGCTCAAATTAAAGCCAATGGACAAAAAGGTGCTATAAATAAAGTAAATGAAGAAGGTGACTGGGGAACTTGGTCTAAAACCTTATCTTCTCAGTTTGTTTCTAAACAACCACCTGCTCTGGTTAAAGGTCGTATTCAAACTACCTATGAAAAATTACAAAAAGAGTTTAATGAAATTAATTCATTAACAAATCCTGTTATCAAGAAAGCGCTGATGCAAGATTTTGCCGATGGATTAACTACAAAACGTCATAATCTTAAATTAACTGGGTTCGATAGAATGAAAGGTCAAGTTATTTTACCACTATCAGGAATCAAAGCTAATGAAATTTATGCTCCTAACTTTAAAAACGGAGAGAAAGTAGTTCTTGTTCGTTATCCTCATGGTGGTATTTTCGAATTGCCAGAATTAACTGTCAATAATAAACTTGCAAAAGGTCCTGCTAAATTTATGAAGGGCGCTAAAGATGCAGTTGGTATTGATTCGTCTGTTGCTTCTAAATTATCTGGTGCCGATTTCGATGGTGACACTGTAATGGTTATTCCTAATAATAAAAACGGAATTAAAACCAGTCGATCTTTGAAAGAGCTTAAGAATTTCGACACAAATAAATATTGGTCTCCGGATCCAAATATTTTAAAACGTGACTCGAAAGGTAATTGGCCTGAGAAACAAAGAAAGATGGGAGAAGTATCAAACCTTATTACTGATATGACTCTTAAAGGAGCTAGTCAATCTGAAATTGCTAGGGCCGTTAAACATTCAATGGTTGTTATTGATGCCGAAAAACATAATTTAGATTATAAACGTTCGGAAAGAGAAAATGATATTCCAACCCTCAAGAAAAATTATCAAGAACATTATGATGTTATATCTGGGAAAATAAAAAATGGAGCATCTACTCTTATTTCTAGATCAAAGACTGAACATCGTACCCTTGAATACTGGGAGAAAGCCAGAACACCAGAAGAACTTGCAGCTAATCCTAGACTTAAACCAACGATTAAGAAATCAAAAACTATTTCATCAGATCATGTTGTAGAAATGGTTAAAGATGCTAAGACCCTTGGTTCTGGCACCCCTATCGAAAATATGTATGGTGATTATATTAATGCCTTAGGTAAGATGCGAGACAAGGCTAACAAGGTAGTCTCATCAACGCCTAACATGACTATGAACAAGGAAGCTAAGCTTAAGTACAAGGATCAAGTAGCATCTCTACAGAACAAACTAAACGTTGCTCTGTCTAATTCACCTAGAGAACGTCAGGCACAACTCATAGCTAACAAAGTAATAGCTGAGAAACGAGACCCTGACATGCAGAAAGACCAGCTCAAGAAGCTTAAACAACAGGCTATTGCAGCTGCTCGTGTTCGTACAGGTGCTGATGGTGCTTCTTCTAGGATTACTATTGAGCCTGATGAATGGAAAGCTATTCAGTCTGGTGCTGTAAGTACTAAGATGCTTACTGACATCATTCGCTTCTCAGACTCTGACAGACTCAAACAGTTAGCTACACCTAAGAAGGAAGACACTATCAGTCTATCTACAGCTAACAGAGCTAAAGGTATGCTTAAGAACGGTAGAACGTACGCTGAAGTAGCAGAAGCTTTAGGTGTTAGTGTGTCTACTGTACAGAACCTAGTCTAGAAAGGAGAGAACTATGGAAGAACTAGATTACGTTAAAGAGACGTCAGTCGTTGATACAATGCTAACAACGTACGACAACCCATACAATCCTTTCGATGACTATGATTCATGGTATCGATGGGACACAGAACATGGTTACAACACTGTAGAACTATTAGCTGAAGTCCTTGGTAACGTTGATGATGCATTGGATGAAGTAGAAGTAGCACAACTACATGCTACAGCAATTAATTACATTGTCGATGAAGGTCCAGTTGATGGCGTTTGGACTGTTTGTAAACCAACAACACCGACACCGATTCGTCTACCAACTCAAGAATAATAAAAAGAGTTTTAGATTTAGACCCATAGGGGGGAGGGTCGCAAAATTTTCCCACCCCTCTGCATCGCCCCACCACCCTAAAATATCCCCGGAGTGGGTTAAAACTCAGATTCTTGGATATTGAAGTGGGGGTTAAAATACACTGAAAGGAGGTAGACCATGTCCCAAGAGATGGCAGAACACGCACAAGCTCTGATACACTGGTTCTTTTCTCCTGAAGTTCTTTCTCAGATTGGTGTGTACATTGGTGTTGGAGCGTCGATCGTTGGTTTTGGTTCGAGAGTATTCCAAAAACTATGGACTAGATTAGAAAAGAAGCAAAACGAAGAAATTGAGGGGATTAAAAATTCTATGAAAGCGCTTACTGTTAGTTTTCAAGAAATGCAACAAACTCAAGAACGAGATTTTCTTCGTTTACAAATAGTTACAGGAATACAATCTGAAAGATTATCCGTTTCTGAGATATTGTCGCTATACGATTTGTATGTTAATAAAGGTGGAAACTCCTATATAACAAGATTAGTTAATGACTATATCGAAGAACAAAGACATAAGGAGACTAATAATGACAGTTGATAAACTTATTGAAATTTTAACTTTAATTGTTTTCGTTGCACCAGTGGTTCTTGAATTGGTTAAATATTTGGGAGCGGTCACACACAACAAATCAGTTACAACTTTAGCAGAACGTGCTATGATTATTGTATCTTCATTGGATAACATGTTGTTGCCTAATGATGAGAAGAAACGAGAAGCGTTAGAAAAACTTTTGAGTTTCGCTAAAGAAACTAAAGTTAATTTAACAGTTGATCAAGCTGAAGATTATATCGAACATGCCGTTCGTGTTCTTCGCGAGCTTCAGGAGAAACCGGAGGTAGTTGAAGATGCCTCGGAAGAAAAATAAAGACGAATATTTAATTCGTCAAGCATTCACTCCAGAAGGACGAATGCAACAATTAACGAAGCAAGCATTTGATTTGGCCGAGAGACAATTACAAGATGGTACTATTGCTCCAAGCACATTGAACGCATTACTTCGTTATGGAACAATTGAAAACGAAATCCAGTTGGAAAACTTAAAAGCTAAGAAGAAACTCAATGAATCTAAAATCAGTTTAATTGATAGTGAAGTAAAAGGAAAAGGAGATAGCGAAGCAGTTATTGCTGCGATTCGTGGTTATGCTCCATCCGAAGAATTATGACGTCATTATTAACAACTGACCGAGCGATTCTTCAAGATTTGAGTTATTCAAAGCTTATAACATTTGATTCATTTGGTGATAGATTGAATTATCTGTCGCTAATAAATAGAGGCTATAAATCTCCCAGAGAGATATCAAATAGATTCTATCGAAGCAAGCTTTGGCGAGAACTTAGAGATTATGTTATCGCTAGAGATATGGGTTATGACCTAGGAGTTCCTGGTGTTAATATCGATGGACGAGTTTTAGTTCATCATATGATTCCTGTAACCGAAGAAGACTTATTGGAATGGAACGAAGACATTCTCCTCAATCCAGATTTACTAATAACAACTTCATACGAAACTCATGCTATAATCCATTATAAGAAAGTTTACCCAGAATCAAATTATATAGAACGAACACCTGGAGATACTAAACTATGGTGAGGTGGATATGACAATTCTAAAAGACGTAAAGTCTGTTTTAGATTTTGCTTCTGAAGAAGATACTGGGTTTGATTCTCGACTAATTATGGAACTTGATGGTATTATAGGTGAATTGTCTCAATTGACTCAACTCAACAAAGAGTTTGTTATGAGTGAAGATTCAAAATGGGAACAATTATTGAATACCAAAGATGAACAACTTATTCGATTAATCAAGCAGTACACCTACTTGAATGCAAGAGTAAAGTTTGACCCGCCAATCGGGAGTGTACTTACTTCTTTAGAGAAATCTATTCAATCTACTGCTCATCGTATAATCATCCAAAAGGAGGATTTTAATGAGCCAATATGATTTGGAAATTATTGCTATTGCTTCACAAATCGATTCCATAGAACACCACGGTGTCAAAGGAATGAAGTGGGGTGTTCGTAAATTTAGCAATAGATTTAGTGAACGCCGTAAAAATCGCAATAAACTAAAAAAAGCAAGTAGTAAGTGGAATGCCAAAAATGCCAATAGGCATCTTATGACTGATAAGGATCTTAGAAACGCAACAAATCGACTTCGTATGGAAAACGATTTCGCTGAACAAGTTCAACGAGCAAATAGAATTAATAGGAAACCATCTATTAAATCTGCAGCTATTAAGGCTGGTAAGTTCGTAGTACCTACTGTTGCTGGTGTTGCATTAAAGACTGTCGCAACAGACTTTATGAAAAACAAACCTAAAGACTATTCTCCGCTTACGAAACAAATTGTTAATGTTATGAAAAAATAGGAGATAACGTTTGTGGTACTATCCAATAAAGCTTATCCGGAAGAATACATGAAATTCAAAGAAGCAGTTCTTAGAGGTGAAATTCCGGTAAATCGTATGGTATCTCTGGAAATGAACCGAATAGACTTCTTGATTGAGTCACCGGATTATTACTATGATAATCAAGCGATTGAAGGCTTTGTTAGATTTTGTGAAAATGAGATGACTCTAACAGACGGTAGCGATGTTACATTATTACCGTCCTTTAAATTATGGGCTGAATGTGCCCTCGCTTGGTTCTACATTTCCGAGGACAAGGTATACAATCCTAAACTTGGTAAATGGGAAATTAAAACCAAATTTAAGCGACTCACGACAAAGCAATATTTGATTGTTGGACGTGGTGCCGCTAAATCACTTTATTCAACTTACATGCAGGCATACATGTTGTTGATAGACACTTCTACAACCCATCAAGTGGTTGCAGCGCCAACTATGAAACAAGCTGAGGAAATTATGGGGCCTTTCCGAACTGCGTTAAGTAGAGCTAAAGGACCTCTAATTAAATACATGGTTCAAGGATCTAAAATGACCGGGAATCTTACTCAGAAACAATTATTGGCGTCAACAAAGAAAGGTGTCGAAAATTTTGCCACGAATAGTCTACTTGAAATACGACCTATGTCTGTTGATAAACTACAAGGTCTTCGCTGTAAGTACGCTTCCGTCGATGAATGGCTTTCTGGAGAAGTTCGTGAAGATGTAATCGGAGCGATCGAACAGGGTGCTTCTAAGAATGACAATTATCTCATAATCGCTACATCTTCCGAAGGGACTGCTCGTGATGGTGTCGGGGATACTATTAAGATGGAACTAGTTGATATATTGGAAGGACGATATTTCAACCCTCACGTATCTATCTGGTATTATAGACTCGACGATGTTCGAGAAGTTGCTTATCCTGAGTTATGGATGAAAGCAAATCCAAATTTAGGAGCTACAGTTTCTTATGAAACTTATAGAAATGAAGTTGAGCGTGCTGAGAATCAACCAGCTACAAGAGCTGATACCTTAGCTAAACGTTTTGGTATTCCTGTAGAAGGTTACACATATTTCTTCGTTTATGAAGAAACTGTTCCTCATCGTCCACAAAACTTTGATGGTCTCGAATGTACACTTGGTGCCGACTTATCTCAAGGGGATGACTTCTGTGCATTCACATTCTTATTCCCTCTTGGTAGAGGTCGATACGGAGTTAAAACTAGATCATATGTTTGTGAATCAAAACTTAAGAAATTGACATCTGCTATGAGAAATCGTTATGACGAACTTATTGCAGAAGGAACTTTAATTGTTATGGACGGAGTCGTCCTAGATATGAATAAAGTTTATGACGATTTAACAGCTATGATTTACGAACATAAATATGTGGTTTATGCATTTGGTTATGACCCTTATAATGCTAGAGAATTTGTCGAGAGATGGATTAGAGATAATGGAGAATATGGCGTAGAGAAAGTAATACAGGGTGCGAAAACCGAGTCTGTTCCTATGGGTGAACTTAAGAACCTAGCTATGGAACGTTTATTGATTTTCGACGAAGAACTTATGAAATTCGCTATGGGTAATGCTATAGCAATTCAGGATAATAACGGTAACTACAAACTATCTAAACGTCGTACAGATGAAAAGATAGATAATGTGGCCGCTCTTATTGACGCATGGGTTGCGTATAAACGTAATCTAGACTTATTCGGATAGAAAGGCTGAAAAAGATACTATGAGTATGTTTACTGATGGTTTACAACATGCCTGGTCTATGTTTAACCGAAATGACACAACATCATTAACTGAAACACCACCTGTGTTTCAACTGTCAACCGAACCTAGGGCTTTGAATCCAAACAATTCTATTCCAATGCGATCTTATGCAAGAGCTTCAATCTCTTCTATGATCTTTAACAGAATAGCTATGGATGCAAGTGCTGTTAAATTTCAGCATGTTAAATTAGCTGAAGACAAGGAAAATCAAACGGTTCAATACGCATCATCTTTAACTAGATTATTCGAAGTTGAAATGAATATTGACCAATCGGCTACGGATTTCTTTCATGATTTAGTATATTCACTATTTGATGAAGGTGTTGTGGCCGCTGTTCCAGTAGAAGCAACTCTAGATCCTACACAATCTGATGCATATGATATTAAGTCAATGCGTGTTGGTAAAATCCTTGAGTGGTTTCCTACAAAGGTTCGTGTGAAACTATATAATGAAGCAAAAGGAGATTTCTCGGAAGTTATTGTTCCTAAGAGAATGTGTGCGATTATTGAGAACCCATTAGCTAATATTTTGGGGTCTGATAATCCAACTATGAATCGCCTTATTCAAAAGCTTTCAATTTTAGATAAACAAGATATTGACGCAGTTGCTAATAAATGGAATATGATCCTCCAACTTCCAGTTCCCGTTAGAAATGATATTAAGAAAAAAGAAGCGGATGATCGTGTTAAAGATATTGAAAAGCAACTTCAAGATTCTAATTTAGGAATTGCATACATTGCTGCTGATGAAAAGATTACTCAGTTAAATAGACAAATTAATTCAAATCTTATGGATGAGATTAAGTATTTGACTGATGAATTGTTAAGCCAAATAGGTCTTACTAAAGCAGTATTTGATGGTACGGCAAATGCCGAGCAAATGCAAAATTATTATACAAGAACGATCAATCCAATTGTCACTAGAATTCAAGAAGAATTTCAACGTAAATTTATAACTAAAACTGGTTATACACAAGGACATCGCATAGTTACTTATAACGATCCATTTAAATTGGTTCCTACTAGTCAACTTGCAACAATTGGGGATTCTTTATTACGTAATAGAATTCTTACATCTAATGAATTTCGTGCCGTTATTGGCTATGGACCTATTGCAGATCCTATGGCTGATCAATTGTATAATCCTAATATTTCTGATGCTCGTCAAGATGTATCTATACCTGGGTCTGTCGGGTCCCCTGAAGGTTTAGACGATTACTCACAATATCCCCCAGAAGAGTACTCTGAATAGAACTTTCAAAATGGCGGCAAATAATGATGGAGGAAATGTCGTATAATGGATAAACATCCCAAGTATGATTTTGCGGGTTATGTGACTCGTAACGACACTCGTTGTACCGACGGTGTTATTATTCGACATGGTGCGTTTAAAGACAATAACGGACAAAAAGTTCCTCTGGTTTGGTCACACGATCATAGTACACCAGAAAACGTAATTGGTCATGTTGTGTTGCACCATGCGGATGACGGCGTTTATGGCGAAGGATATTTCAATAATACTCCTAAAGCCAAAAGTGCCAAAGAACTCGTACAACATGGAGATATCTGGTCAATGTCTATTGGCGCAAATCGTATTAAACGTACGCCCCAAAATGACGTTATCCATGGTAATATCTATGAAGTATCACTCGTTGTCGCTGGGGCAAACCCTGGCGCTGTTATTACGGAAGTGTTACAGCACTCCGATAATCCTAATGAAGGGGAAACTATTATAATGGAAAGTAATGAACTTTTACATAAAGCAAGCGATGTTTTGGTTGCTGAAGAGCGTGTAAGTCTCTTTGATCGTATTCAACACGCTGATGAAGGTGAAGCCACAAACATCATGGATAACGTTCTTGGAACTCTTAATGAAGACCAACAAGAAGCTGTTGCTATTCTTACAGAAGCTGCTGTAAATGAAGCTCTTGAAAACTTTGAAGATTCAGTTAATGAAGATTTTGACAAAGCAGTTGATGCACGTGTCGAAGAAGTATTGAATGAAATTGCTGAATCTGCTGAAGCCGACGATGAAGAAGAAACTGAAACTGAAACTGAATTAGAACAATCTGCCCTAGGAGGACAAATCATGCACTATAATGCATTTGGACAAAATGTAAATGACGACACACAAATTCGTCACTCACTTGAAGCTGCTTTGGAAACTGCTAAATCTACTGGTCGTACAGTAAACCAAGTTCTTTCTGAAATGGAAGGTGGCGACACTCTTAAACACTCAATGAACAACATCGACAAACTTTTCCCTGATCATGCTCTTCAAGGTGGAGTACAAGTAATCTATTCACCTAACACTGCTACTGAGCACATTCTTAGCCGCGTAACTAAAGTTCCAACAGCATTCGTTAAATCTATCATGACAGACCTTTCTGACTTGACTGACGAACAACTTCGTGCCAAAGGTTATATCAAGGGAACTGAAAAGAAAGAACAAATCATTTCTTTCTTGTCTCGTAAGACAGACCCACAAACAATCTATAAAAAACAATCAATCGACCGTGACGACCAAATTGATATCGGTCAACAACTTAACGTTGCTGCGTTCTTCAACCAAGAAATGCGTATTAAATTGAACGACGAAATCGCTCAAGCAATCCTTGTATCTGATGGACGTTCTACTGGTGACGCTGCTAAGATCAAAGAAGACAAGATTCGTCCAATCACTAAAGACGAAGACTTCTACACAATCAAAGCTACTTACAACCCTAATGCACTTCTTGACGTATTTCAAACAGTTGCTGAAGAAAAGACTAAGATGCTTGGTTCTGGTACACCATCATTGTACATGAACCCTCTATTCTTGACTAAACTTCGTTTCCTTCGCAACAAGAATGAACAATGGGTATTCGGCGGACAACAACCTGCTACTAAAGAATATCTTGCGTCATTGTTTGGTGTTGCTGAAATTGTTGAAACAAACTTCTTGAAACCAGAAGAAATGATCATGGTTAACTTGGCTGACTACCAAATCGGTACAAACCGTGGTGGTGAAGTTAACACATTCGAACACTTCGATATTGACTTCAACAAACAGAAATACTTGATCGAAACTCGCTTGTCTGGTGCCCTTACTCGTGCTAAAGCTGCGGTATACTTCAAACCTGCTGCTGGATCTGCTGCGGCTACTAGTGGTGAAAGTCCTCGTGTAGGGGGATAATCCATGAAGTTTAGCGGAAAAGCTGGTTTTAGAATTGATGACGTAGAAATCGAACCTGGAGTCTACGAACCCAAAGTAGTTGTTAAAGCTATCAAAGGGGATGTGTTAAGTAATGCTTACCAACATCAAAATAGCGACAAATCAACAATTGATAATGTTCGCATTACCAACCAGCTGTCAATTGTCGCTAATCAATTTTTACACGAACATATCGCAAATTTAACATACGTTGAATTTCAGGGGGTCAAATGGAAAGTTGAAAGTTTCGATATCCGACCTCCTCGAGTTGTTCTTAGTTTGGGAGGGGTTTATAATGAGCAATAGACTTGACATGCATAACATAATCCTGAAAGCTGTTGACAAAACCGGTGAGAGGTATAAAGTTTATTATAACCCAATCGCAAACGTAAAATTAGAATACCCTTGTATTATTTATCGACGAAAAGGTATTCATCAAAGACATGCGGACGATATTAGATATCATACGCATACATCTTACCAACTTACAATTATTGATAAACGTGTAGATTCCCCTGTTATAGAAAAACTACTTGAGAATCAGTATTGTACTTACAACAATGAGTTCGTATCTGAGAATATGAACCACACTATTATGACTATTAATTCTGGAGGAATTACAAATGGCTAAACTAGTATTTGACGAACTAGGAAAACGTTTTTATGAAACCGGTGTCTCTAACGCCGTTCTTTACCCACAAGCTGATGATGGATCATATCCTAAAGGTGTAGCTTGGAATGGTATCACTGCTGCTAACGAATCACCATCAGGTGCTGAGTCTAACGACCAATACGCAGACAACATCGTATACTTGTCTCTAACAGGTGCTGAGAAATTCGAAGGTACTATCGAAGCATTCTCTTCACCAGCTGAATTCGACGAATGTGATGGTATGAAAGAACTTTCTAAAGGTCTTACAGTTTCACAACAAACTCGTAAACCATTTGGTTTTGCTTACAAATCAATCCTTGGTAACGACATCAAAGGTAACGACTACGGTTACAAACTTCACATCTGGTACGGATGTAAGGCTGCTCCATCTGAGCGCTCACACTCAACTGTGAACGACAGTCCAGAACCACAAAACCCATCATGGAGCATTTCATCAACTCCGGTTGTTGTTCCAGGTGCTAAACCATCATCTGTATTGACATTCAACTCAACTACAACTCCTGCTGAAAAACTTAAAAAAATCGAAGATATTCTTTACGGAACTGATGAAGCTGATGCTCGTCTTCCATTGCCAACAGAAATTCTTGAGTTGTTGAAATAATTATTTAACATAGGAGGTACTCGATTATGCTCAAACAACAAGTAAAATATGAGGATTTCGATGGAAATACTCAAACGGAAACTCTATACTTTAATCTTAACCGTATGGAGTTGATTTCTTTCCAAAAACGCTATGGTAGCGAAAACATGGAAAACTATATCAACAAATTGATTGAAGAAAAACAAATCGAACCAATGTATGATTTGTTGAATGACTTTGTATTGACAGCTTATGGTGTTAAATCAGAAGATGGTAAACGTTTCATCAAGAACGATGAAATTCGTGAAGAATTCAAACAATCACTAGCTTATGAAGCTTTGATTGAAGACTTCCACGATGATTCTCGTAAAGTTCTTGAGAACTTCATCGCTGGTGTAACAGCTCATATTCGTGGTCTTAATACAGCAGCTGCAGGCGCAGCAAACTAATTAACACAATGGAGGCGTGGATTTTACCCGCCTCTTTTTGTTTTTATAAAATGTTTGAGGTGTGAATATTATGTCTGAGTTTTTAACTATAACTTTGGATGAGCTTGAAATGTGGGATGACAGCATATCTCAATTTATTATAACAGAACCAAAACAAGATGTTACTTTTAGATACACTCTAACCGTGTTAGATAAATGGGAAACCAAATACAAAAAGCGTTTTATCGATAATTCTAAAAATATCGAACAAGATGAAATTTTGGATTTTATTGTAATGATGGCGGATAAAGAATTTGATATTTCTAGACTTACTGAAAGTAATTTCAAAGAGATCATCAAATATATGGAAACTACTCCTAGTGCTACAGAATTACCTAAGAATAGGTCTAGTCAAGGTACAGGGTATCATCGAAAGAAAATATTTACATCTGAGATAATTTATGCCATGATGGCTTTGAATCATATTCCATTTAACTGGGAAGATCGAAATCTAAATAAATTGATTATGTTACTTAACTGTGTCGGATCATTACAAGAGCCTCCTAAGAAAATGACACGAGCTGAAGCAATGGAAGAACATCAGGCACAAGTTCTTAGAAATAGAAAAATACTCGAAGAACAGAGGAAAAAGATGAATGGATGATTATAAATCATGAGAATTCAGGAATATGGTGATTTTGGAAATTTAGAAAAATATTTAAAAAAGTCACGAAGAGCTAATCTTGACATTTTAGGGAAAGCTATTGTCGATGCTTTACGAGATGCCACCCCTGTAGAATCTGGCGAAACTGCGAATTCGTGGGGGTATAGAATTGTAAGTACGTCTCGAGGTCAGGATTTAGAAATTTACAATACGCATATTAATGATGGAGTCAACATAGCTATAATTTTGCATTATGGACATGGTACTGGTACCGGAGGTTATGTTCCTCCAAGACCATATATAGATTCTGCCGTTGATGCTGCATATAAGAAAACTATTAATAAAGTTTTAGAAGATTATCTAAAATAGAAAGGTAAACTATGGCTGGATATGTAGACGAAAAAGTCGCCAAGGTCACCTTAGACAACAAAGGATTTTCTAAGAATGCCGATGATACAATCTCCGCATTGGAACGAATGAAAAGAGCCTTTAGTAAAGTCAATGGTAAAGATGCGACTAAAAACATAGCCTCAGATATGTCGGAAATGAATAATACCATTTCTAATGCGACACAAAAATCTGAGGGATTACTATCTCGCCTTAAAGGAATTTTTACTAGAAGCACTCAAGGCATTAATATGTCTGGTGCAAGTCAATCGATTGATCAGATGAATACGGAGGTCGAAAATAGGACTGCCAAAACATCATCTATTTTATCGAGACTTAAAGGTATTTTCCAGAAGGCAGATAACCATCAAGGATTTCCGAATTCTATTAAATCTATTGATGGATTGAATTCAAAAGTATCTGGATTCGATGCTAGTCCTTTGTCAAACGCATTTTCAAAAGCCGCTAGCTCGGTACAAAATTCATTATCTGTAATGGATATTGCTATGGGTAATGTTCTTGGCGGAATGATGCAAAAGGCTATAAGCTTTGGTAGTCAATTTTTAAGAGGACCGGTAGATGGTCTTGGCGAATATAACAACAAACTAGGATCTATTCAAACGATTATGACTAATACGGAATGGGAAATTCCGGATAGTTCGGTTCGTATGCGAAAAGTATCTAGTGCGTTAGAAGATCTTAATGATTATGCGGATAAGACCATTTATTCGTTCGCTGATATGACTCGAAATATCGGTACGTTTACTGCTGCTGGTGTAAGTTTGGACAAATCAGCTACAGCGATTAAAGGTATTTCCAACTTGGCAGCGGCATCTGGGTCAAACACTCAACAAGCCGGTGTGGCAATGTATCAGTTGTCACAAGCTTTGGCATCTGGTAGAGTAGCTCTGCAAGACTGGAACTCTGTAGTAAATGCCGGTATGGGTGGTAAACTATTTCAAGATAGATTGACGCAAACCGCTGAAAAAATGGGGCATGCTCGAGATATGTCTAAATCTTTCCGTGACTCATTGAAAGACGGTTGGTTAACTTCTGAAGTATTATTGGAAACTTTGAGAGAATTCTCAGAAGACCAATCGATGCTCGATGCGGCAACTAAAGTTAAATCCTTCGGACAATTGGTAGATACTGTTCAGGAAGCTATTGGTTCTGGATGGGCCACAACATGGGAATATTTCCTTGGTGGATTCGAAGAAGCTAAATCTATGTGGACTAAGATTGGTGATTTAGTTAACCCTTTCATTAATGATGATCAAGGAAAATATTATGACTCTGTTCTGGAAATGGAAAGAAGTCTAGGTAACTATCGAAATGCCATGTTAAAAACGTGGAAAGATCTCGGAGGACAACAAAGCTGGTTTAATACAATTGAAAATAGTTTTGCAATTGTAATGAATTCATTAACCAATTTAAGAAAAGGATTCCGTGACATAATCGGAACATATAAAGATTCTGCGCAAGCACTATACCAAGTAACTCTTAAACTAGAGGAGTTTACATCTAAAATTCGTAACTGGCAAGCTTTACAAGATACATTTGTATCAATTGGTAGAGCGTTTGGTGCTGTATTTACTGGTGTTATTAGTGTTATTGGTAATGTTGCTAAAGGTATGGCTTCGGTTGCTGGTTCTGCAAATGGATTCGTATTTATTATTCAAGATGTAGCAAAAGGAATAGAAAAATTATTTAGTGCATTAAAATCAGAAAAAATGCAAGCAGGATTCGTTAAACTAGGACAAACCATCGGGAATGTCTTAGGTATTTTAGGATCTTTATTCAGAATAGCTGCATCTATTGTTACATCATTCTTTAAAGCATTTGCTCCTTCTGGTGATGGATCTGGATTCTTATCTTTCATGACATTACTTGAGAAGGTTACTGGAGCAATTCGAAAATTTGTAGAAGGTATAGAACAAGCTATACAATCGTCAAACCCGTTTAAAACAGTATTTGAATTTTTAGCCGCAGGTGTTAAAGGATTACTATCAATCTTTGATAAATTAATATCAAAATTGCCTAAAATTAATGGTATTTCTTTTGACGGCATAGTAAATTCTATAAAGAAATTATTCTCTTCAAGCAATATTAAGGGCGGGGATGCTTTAGTTAATACTGTTAAGAGTATTTTTACATCTTTAAGTAACGCTATTAAAGACGGCATTAGCGTATTCAAGAAGAATTTATCAATATTTAGTCTTTCTGACATACTTAAAACAATGTTGTTAGGATTTGCTGGATTTAAAGCTTTTAAAATATTCAAGGGCGGAGGCGGAGATAAAGGAGGAGGATTCTTATCTCCTATTTTAGATCCAATTAAAGAGCTCGTAGAAAAAGGTGATGAAATTGTATCTAAGGTTTCAGGTGTTCTTGATGGCCTAAAAGATGCAATTAGTTCATTTACAACAGGTATTAAAGCTGGAACATTATTGACGATTGCAACAGCTATTACTATGTTGGCTGTATCTATGAAAGTTCTATCTGGAATGTCTTCAGAAGAAATAGTTCGTGCAGCATTAGGTATTGCAACGGCTAGTTATATTCTTACTGGCGCAATGAAACGTCTAGCAGGTATGGAAAAGATACCCCCTAGCACCGCTATTAGCATGATTGGATTCGCATTAGCGATTAAAATTATGGCAAAAGCTATGCGAGAGTTGAGTACATTGAATAAAAATGAACTCATCAAATCAGCAAGTGGAGTCGCTGCAGCTTCTCTTATTTTAGTAACGAGTATGAAGTTACTTTCCAAAGTAGATAAGATAAAAGTTGGTGCTTTTAAATTAATCGCATTTGTACTTGCTATTCGCATTCTTGTTAAATCAATGGCTGAATTGGCTCAATATGATTATGAAGATTTAAAACGAGCTGTCACATCTATTGGAGCATTGATGTTGTCACTATCTACAGCTATGCGTATTATGAACAATGTTAAAATTAAACTAAGTGCTATACTTGGTTTGGTTGTATTCGTTTATGCCATAAAAGAATTAGTTAATGCACTCATTGATGTATCAATGATTGATTATACTGAAATGGTAACTGGTGTTCAAGGTATAGGATTCTTATTTGCCGCCTTAGTTGCTTCTTCACAAGCACTAAGAGGTGCAAAACCATCACTTAAAGCCTTAGCGTCATTATTAGTATTCACTTATTCGATAAAAGAATTAGTAAATGCATTAATTGATGTATCTATGATTGAATATGATGAAATGGTGACCGGTGTTAAAGGAATTGGATTCTTATTCACTGCGCTTGTTGCTGCGACTCAAGCTTTAAGAGGAGCCAATCCATCTCTTAAATCACTAGCATCATTATTAATATTTACATATTCGGTTAAAGAATTAGTAAATGCATTAATTGATGTTTCTATGATCGATTTCGACGACATGAAAGTCGGGGTATTAGGCCTTGGATTCATATTTACCGCTCTAGTTGCTGCGACACGTGCGCTAAAAGGCGTTAATGTTAATTTAACTGCATTAGCTTCTTTAATAGCATTCTCATATTCTGTTAAAGGGTTAGTGGATGCTTTAATAGATATATCTATGATTGATGTTATGGATATGGCATCAGGATTAGCAGGTCTTGGATTTATATTTTCAGCTTTGGTCGCCGCTACACATGCATTAAAAGGTGTTAGTGTTAATTTATCTGCATTGGCATCGCTAATTGCATTTGCGTATAGTACATCACAACTTGTAAAAGCATTAGACTTAATATCTAATATAAACCCTAGCAGATTATTACCATCCTTATTAGCTCTCGGAGCCATAATGGGTGCTCTAACAATAGCAGTTATCGCTATGACGAATATGTCAGGCAATATATTTGGAGCAATGGCATCTGCTTTAGTATTACTTTCATTTGTTCCTGTATTAGTGACGATAGGTAATGTTTTAACACAATTATCTCAAATTTCATGGCAAAGTATGGTAGTTGCTTTAGGGGGGCTTGTAGGTGCATTAACAATATTACTTGTTGTTGTAACCGTCATATCTTCAGTCGGACCTGTTGCATTGGTCGGTGCTGCAACTTTATTGATTCTTTCTAGTTCATTAATTGCTCTTGCAGTTCCGTTACAAATATTAGGGTCTATGTCGTTAGCACAAATAGGTGCTGGATTATTAGCTTTGGCTGGAGGGTTAACCGTCTTAATGTTGGCAGGAGCTGCTGCGACATTTGTGGCGCCTGGTTTACTTGTTCTATCGGCGGCGTTAATAGCTTTCGGTGTAGCCGCGATTGGTATAGGTGCTGGTATTGCCCTTGCTGGTGCTGGATTGAGTTTATTCACATTGGCTATTAAAGAACTTGCTGAGGTAGGACCAACAGCTTTAGTTGGGGTTGTTACGGCATTTGATCTTTTACTTAATGCACTAGCAACAAGAGCACCACAAATGATTAAAAGTATTGTTGATATTATCATGAGTACTTTGGATGGTTTGGAAGCATTGATTCCTAGATTTGTGGATTTCGGATTTAAATTGATAATTGCTCTGGTTCAAGGATTAACTGAAAATGTTCCGGCACTTGTATCCTCTGGTGTTAAATTAATTACCGAACTTGGCAGATCATTAATTGAGAATGCAGACGCATTATTAACAGTAGCTCTAGAAATAGCTACTACATTTATTGAAGGTCTAGGAAATGCTCTTGTTAGTGTTAAAGACAAATTAATTCCTGCATTGAAAGCTGTATTCAGTGTTATTGGCGAAATTCTAGTGGTTAGCATTGGTGAGTCATTAGGGCCTCTTCTAGCCAAAATAGCAGAAGTATTTGGTCCTGTAATACAAGTTATTGTTGGAATTTTATCTCAATTGGCACCAGCATTAACTCCAATTATTGAAATTATTGGTAATGTATTAATGACCTTAATATCAACTTTACCTGCAATATTACAACCAATTGCCGATACAATTAAAGTGTTAGTTGATGGAATTGTTGCTACATTACAAATTCTAGCGCCTGTTGTTGAGACAATTATAAATGCTATTGTAGTTATAATTCAAACCTTAGCTCCTATTGTACAATCTGTTGTTGATACAATTAGAATTGCATTTGAAGTTTTAGGCCAAATATTCACAACAGTTGGAGAAGTAATTAAAGCGGTTATTCAGGGTATTGTTGATACACTTAATGCTATTGCTAATATTATTACTGCCACAGGTGATTCTATTCGTTACGTATTAGAAGGCGTGGATAATATTTTCGTAACGGTTGGTAATAATATCAAAACAACTCTTGAATCTGTTGGTACAGTAGTTGAATCTGTTGGTACTGCTATTAAGACAGCACTTGAAGGCGTTGGTCAAATATTTGAATCCATCGGTACTGCTATTAAGACGGCGCTTGAAGGCGTTGCGGACATTATTCGTTCTGTTGGAGATGCTGCTAAGTCATTCGGAGAAGGTTTCAAATTATTCGGAGAAGGTGTCAAACTAGTTGGCGAAAATGGTGCATCTGCTGCAACTGGATTAGGCTCTTTAGCTATAGAAGTCGCTAAATTGGGAACTGCTGCATATGCTGGTAACTTACAAGGATTTACTGAAGATATTAAGAATCTTGCTACGGCATGTACTAATCTAGGTCAATCTGCTGCAAGTTTAGCGGCTATAACCATAGCTTTCGCACAAATGTCAACATCATTATCTATGATGGCTGCTAGTGTTCCTACAGTCACTACATCATTCGACAGTTTAAGTACAAGCTTATCGACAATATCTGGTACTATAACGCCAGTATCGTCAGCATTTATCGCTTTAGTAACTCCAATCCAACAATTACAATCAAGTTTAACTGTGGTAGCGACCGCATTCATGGTCTTTGCTACTCAGATCACTATGGTTGGCACTTCTCTTCAATCTGTGACCATGGCATTCACAAACATTCAAAATGCCGTCACAATGCTGGGAACATCTGTTGGATCATTGCCAGTTGCATTTGATTCGCTCGGATCATCTCTACTCAATGTTCAAACTTTACTATCTACATTCGCTACATCTCTAACTACCTCTGCTACTGGATTCCAACAATTGGGTCAAGCATCTATGGTTGGTATGATGGCTATGAATACTGCAGTTATTTCTGGTATGGCAATCGTACAAGCTACTATGTTGACAAGTATTTCCGCATTATCTGTTGCGGTATCATCTGGATTTACTCAAGTATCTAATGCTGTTACTATGTCAATGACTATTGTTAATGCCACTGTAGCACAAAGTATGCAGGGTGTAATGTCGGTTATTCAAGTAAGCATGTCTGGTGTTGCTGCACAAATGTCGGCATCATTAAGCCAAGTTATGAGTACGGTAACGTCTACTATGTCTCAATTGTCTTCGAACATCATGTCTAGCATGACTCAAGTCAATTCAACTATCAGTAGTAGCACATCTCAAATGACTAGCACATTTACACAATTCTCATCTAGTATGCAATCTATCGTTTCTTCTATGATGTCTACTTTAAACAGTAGTTTCCAAAGTGGTATGAACGCGGTAGTATCAACTGTGTCTAGTGGAATGTCTAGAGTAATTAGTACAGTTTCTAGTTATAGTGGATCCGCTTACTCTGCTGGTTATAGCGTAGGTTATCAAATCTCTGCTGGTGTTGCAAGCGGTATGAACGCTAATATGTGGTCTATCGAAAGCGCTGCTAATAGAATCATTAGTAAAGCAAGAGAAGCTGCTAGAGCTGCTGCACAAATTCACTCACCATCAAGATTGTTCGCAAAAGATGTTGGTAAGTTTATCCCTCAAGGGGTTGCTAAAGGTATTTCTACTGAAATGCCTAGATCTATCAAACAGATGTCTAAGACATTCTCTAATGCCTTTGACGATGTTGCATCTAATGCGGTAAATCAAGGTAATGTTTTAGCTAATACAGTAGCTGAGTCTGTAAACTCTATCAGTGACATGCTTGATGTTGCCGTTGATGATATGAACTATTCCCCTACAATTACACCTGTAGTGGACATGAGTAATCTCAATAAAGTTAATATGTCAGACTACTCTTTGGATTACAAAGGTAGAATTGCATCACCAACTCCGGTATATGGTGTTCCACAATCAGCCAACACATCTACAGTAGTTAATACAGATAATTCAACTAAAGAATATACTGTTAACGTCAATGTGGATAATGGAGGAGCACCTGTAAATCCTAAAGAATTGGCTAAGCAAGTTCAAGAACATATTAAATCATTTGACAACCAAAATCGACGCGCTAAAGGAGAGGAGGTATTCTGGTAATGGCACTTAAACCAGGTTATTTTTTAGTTAACAATGTTAACTCAGAAACTATGAATGTTTTCATTCAAGAACGTCCAGATATCCCCGCACCAAAGCGGAGAATTTCGTTTGTATCGCCTCAGTCATTTGAAGGAGAACTTGTATATGACGATGATGGATACGAAACAACGGAAATGGAATTAAAATGTTTCTACGACGGAAGAACTCATGGGGATAATCATGAGCGTATATCTTCTGCCAGAAACACTATTTACACTTTATTCAATCAAGGGAGAGGCGAATGGGTTTCATTCGTCCCTTACTTTGATGAAAATCACTCGTATCAAGTTATTCTTACAGAGTTGGTATTCGAAAATAAGTATTTTTACGACGGTTCTATCAGTTTCACTGTAAAGTTGAAATGTCAACCATATAAATATTTAAGAAATGTTAAAGATTTAACTATCGGTAACGGAGGTACTTTAACTAATCCAACATTGTATACCGCAAAACCAACAGTATCATTTAGTAATGTCTATGGTGATATTGATATTACTATTGGGAATACAAAAATGGGATTCCGTTCATTAAATAATGAGAACGTTGTTGTGGATTGCGAAAACTATGCTACGTTTACACAAAATAGAAGGGATATCCGTAATCTAAACAATAGAACTATGGGTAAAGATTTCTATGAGTTAAATCCAGGTCCTAGTAATGTAAAAATTGCTAGACCTGATGGTTTGGCTCTAAACACAACTTTAACAATCAAACCTAATTGGAGGGTTCTTGTATGAGACCTATATTATACGAACAGGACGAAAAACAGTTTCGTAGTAATGGTATTTCTATCCTCCATGACGCGGAGGAGTGTAAAGTTACCGAAGCTCGTAATGGTAAATTCGAGTTGGAAATGGAGTATCCTGTTCAAGGCGACTGGGCTACGGAAATCACAAAAGGTCGCTATATTTTTACTAAACCAAATGACTACGACGAAGAACATGCATTTCGTATATACGAAGTACAGTCAGATTTGGAACAGAATAAACTAACCGTTAAAGCCGTCAGCAAGACTGATGAGCTTAGCGGTAATGTTGTTAAACCATTTTTTGCGGGTAGTAAATCACCTAAAGAATTATGGAATACAATTTTAGAAAATGCTGTTGATCCAGTTCAATATCGTTTTCATAGCGATTTAGTTCTTCGTACAGATTACCAATCTGAGGAAATTTCGAATGTATTAGCTCTTTTAAGCGGTGAAGAAAATTCAATAACGTCGGTCTATGGGGGAGAAATTAAACGGACGAATGATGAGATTTTCTTATATCGTGCTCGCGGTCATGAACATGTCACTACTGTTCGTCCTCGTAAGAATCTTAAGAATATCAAGATTACTACTAATATGGACGGTAAATTTACTCGTATTTTACCATATGCAAAATATACTCCTGAAGGTGAAAACCAGAAAGAAGTTATTGTCTATGGCGATATTGTTAAATCCGATCATTATGACGATTATGCGCAAAAGCGTATCGTTGCTGTTGATATCTCAAATAAATTTAAGGATGATAAACAACAGTTAAAAGAACAGCGAAAAGAACGCTTAAAAGAAGAAAAAGAAAATAATAGAGCTATTGATGCGCAAAAACGCAGAAATGCTGAGGCTAATGCTTCTGCTCTAGAAGAAGAACGTGAGAGATTACGTCAACAAAAACACGAAGAACAACGTCAGAAACGAGCTCAAGCTCGTGCTGAATCCGTTGCACGACGTGGACAATCTTCTGGTCGTAGAGGTAAAGGTAACGCTGCTGCTAGATATGCGGAAGCTGATGCTAAATGGGAAGCACGTGAACAAGAGCGTGAAGCCAAATGGGCTCAGCAAAAAGCAGATAGAAGAGCTCGAAAAGAGGCTTCTAGACAAGCTAGAGCAAATAAGAAAGCTGCTCAAGAAGCAGAAAGAGCCGCTCGTAAAGCCCGTCAAGACCAAATCAAAGAAGATACAAAATTTGTTATTACTCCAGCTATGGTTTCTGCTGAGGCATTAACATATTTTGATGAAAATCCCAATGTGGATATTCCTAATATCAAAATTGAAGTTGATATGGTGCCTTTACAAGATACCACAGCATATGAACGCGCTATTATTAAAGCTCTTTTAAATATTCAATTATGTGATACAATCGATGTTTATGTTCCAAAATTAGATGTCGATATTACTCTTAAGATTTCTGAGATAGAGTATGACTCACTTCGAGAGCGTATACTTAAGATTGTTGCAACTTCTGACGGTAAGGATTCTTCTACTCTTGCTGATGTACAGCGAGCTGAGTGGAAAGATCTAACTAGAAAAGAAATTGATGCATCTGTTGATTATTTTCAAGGATCTATTAATACTATTATGGAAAGCGCAAATGGTAAAAATAGAAACTTTTATGGTCCAGATGAACCACCATCAGAAGGTCTAAAAGAAAATGATATGTGGTTTAAAGATATTGGTGGCGGTGAGACTGAAATGTATCGATATGACGGTACCCAATGGGTTCTTGTCATGCCAGCCAATTTCACCGAGATGATTAACAATCAAATCGATGATATCATGACTGAAGTTGCAGATTTGTTTGATCAATATGAGTATAACGCTGAGCAACTGCAGGAAGAACTAGACCAAATTGCTCAAGACGCTATTTCAACTATTTCCGAGACTGAAAAAACTATTCGAGAAGAATTAAAAACTGCCAAATCGAAATTGGAGGAAGTTTCTAATGACTTCAATACCAATAAAGCCTATATTTCTGGAAAGATTGCCGAATTATCTCAAGAACAGTTAGCGAACAAAAATGAGCTTGTATCTAAAATTACAAAAGATATTACCGAACTTGAGAATGGTATTGTTAGACGATATTCTAATCTTAGAATTGGCACAACCAACCTAATTAGATTCTCTGATGTAATGTTGGATGAAGATTTCTCACTTTGGGATTTACATCCTACTGAAAAATTCCAATTAGGTTCTAGACGTCTTAACGTTAGGGTTAGCGGAACATATAATACTGAACTAGAATTTTTTCCTGTAGAAACTAGAGCGATACTATTAAAACCAAATCAAGAATATACTTTATCGTTCTATACTAAAGCCGACAGCGATGTAAATATCTCTGTCAACATGTTCACCACAAGTTCTCAAGGGTTCACATTTAGTCAAGACGGTCCTGATGGAAATAACTTACCATTGGATTATATTACTAATTCCAATTGGACAGCTACTCCGGAATGGAAACGTCATTGGATTAAGTTTAAAACCCCTGAAGATCTATATAACCGAGATTCCACGGTTAAATATTTTAACGCCCATATTTTAAAACGTATTAACACTAATACCAAAGTATATGTATCTGCATTCCAATTGGAAGAAAGTCATGTCTTATCTGACTGGCATCCAAATGATGAGGATATTAGTGAAGTTGTGGCTGAGTACAAAAACACAATTGATAGAAACTTGGCACAATTAGAACAAACTATCGCATCTTCTTCAGTTGGTGAAATAAAAAATATCCGTTCATTGATAGATCAAACAGCTAACCGAGTAACTACTGCAGTTAGTGAGATTAACAGTATTAAAGGTGTTCTAGACACAACTACTTCTAAAATTGATTTAATACCCGGACAAATTAATTTAGCGGTATCTACGGCTAAAGAAGAATCAAAAGCTTATACAAATGCTGAGATTCAAGCTTCCGAAGGACGTATTGTTCAGAGGGTTACTCAGAATGTTCCCGGAACTGTTGAAAGTTTGATCACAAGCAGTATTGTTCAAGAGTCTGGTAAAATACGTCAAGCCATAACTAGTTCTATGAATGAACTTGGTGCAAGTGTTCGTACTGATACACAGAATATTATAACAAGGGAAGTCGGACTTGTTAAAGAAAGCCTTGTTGATGTCGTTAAAAAGATTCCTAAGAAATACGGTGGAAGAAACTATCTTTCTCAAACGGATAGAACGCAATATTCTGGTAATTATACTCTTAATAATAATTACCATGTGATAAAAAGTTATAATTTTGTAGCAGGTAAAACGCTTAAAGATTTGGGAGTTCCTAAAAATGCTAAAATGATAATCCAATATCGTGTTAAGTTTGATGGAAATGTCTCAAATGCTAGAGTTACTCCTGAGTTCTATGCTGATAACACATATCTTCAAGGTTTCCAAAATATGGAAGGCCAAGATAATATCAAAGATATGAATATTTCTGGACAAGATTGGGTAACTAAGGTTGGTGTCGTTACTATTAATGATGATGTCTGGTCTAGAGCCAATCATATTAATTTCCGTGTCGATAATTCGAATAACACACAATTTAGAATTCAAAACTGTATTCTTCATTCTTCTGATTCATTAGTGGATTGGGTGGCTGCAGTTGAGGATAATCTCTATGATACTGGCGGAAAGAACCTATTAAGAAATGGTGATTTCCAACTTAATATTTCTGATTCTGAAAAATTTAAAAAGGACTTCTGGAATTTCTACCATTATGGTGAATATAAACGTGACGTTGTATTTGAATTTGGTGGCGATGGATTTGCTAACTTTAAACAAAAAGGACTTATCCATATTTATGGAACATCAACAACATATCACTGGTTTGATCAAACTGTTAAAAATCTAAACTTTAAAAAGGGTGATATTGTAACTATATCTATGGATGTTGCCAGAGAAGGTCAAAACTTCACTACTTGGAATAAAGGTGACTTTTTATTTACATTTGAGATACTATCCTTTAATTCTAAAAGACAAGAAAAACAGTATGCGCATCATTTTAAACCCTATGAAGATGGCCTTCGAGATATGTATTCTAATGAAAGAAAACTATATAGAGTTGGATATTCTTTCGAATTAGAAGATGATGCTGTAGATATTCGTGTCAGGTTAGTTATTTACCCTGGTAGATCTGTGAATTTTTATTTCACAAACTTACAAATGGAACAAACTAAATTCGTAAATGGATTTAAGAAAAATCCTTTGGATATTGACTTATCTCAGAATAGTAAGTTCCAAGAAGTTGTAAGTAAGGTCGATTTATTTACTAGGACTATTGGTGAAAATGAAAATGGTATTCCTACCAAGATTGCTCAAATGGTTATGGATAGTAAACAATTCCAAACCACAATCACCAGTCGAGCTGCAGCAGGTACGAACCTTATTTTAGATACTGAGACGTTCCAAGGCGCTAAAACAAATTTCAAAGAAGGCATGGGTTATATATCACCTATCCCTGGTCTTTATGGTACAAACGCATTTGATGTTAGTATCGATAGAAATGAAAAAGACCCTAAAAGATGGATTGGTGTCACTTTACCAGTAGCTATGTCTCGAATGAATCACGGCGAAACTTACACTATTAAATTTAAATATCTTATCGATGCAGCTAAGGATGTTCCTGGTGAAAGTGCGTATTCTGTAGATTTTAAAGATGAGAAACGAGGCAAATACTACCAAATAATGTATTTGCGGTCAACAGATAATCGAGATGGAAATAGTGTAAAAATTGGTTCTTGGACCGAATTTACTACCACATTCACAATTGACGAAACTCTTGTATTTGACGATGCAGATGTGTTACCATTCCGCGTATATGTGGATAAAGTAGGTAAAATATCTATTTCAGATATAATGCTTGTTCGTGGAAATACTATTGGGGAGTATCTTCCAGCAACCGGTATATCTAGTACTATTGTTAAGCAACTAGCAAATTCATACGCTATCCGTGTGTTGAGTTCTGGTTCAAATTTAGTTACTGAGATTAATGCGACTCCGGATGGAGTACGTCTTAAAGGTAAAACAATTGAATTGGATGGCGACGCAATTATTAAAAATGGTATTATCAAAAAGGCAATGATCGGTGATGGCCAGATTGGTTCTGCACAAATCGGGGATGCTGTTATTAATAACTCACATATTAATAATATGAATGCTAATAAAATTGTAGGTTTGCGGGCTGAGTTTGAGAATTTGATTGCTACTACTGGTGTTATTGATAACATATTCACCAGAGGGATTGATATTGGAGAACGCACTCGTTTGAGAGCCGCAAATGGAACTCTATTTGTTGATGGCCATCACGGAAGTTGGAATTCTTCAAGTACAGCCGCCACTATTCGGACAAACGGACGATTCTTTGGACCAACTTGGTTTTATAATAGTCAAACTAACAGTAATTATTACACCCCGGTTATGACGAATGCATGGGTTAATTACCCACTTAAGGGTGACACAACCGGAGTGGTTAATGTGTATGGAGTTCGAGGACTATTTCTAATCACTTTCAACGGACAACCAGACCCTACAACAGGATCTAGTGCGTATTTATATGTAAATGACGGTTCGAATAGTTCACATACATACTACCTTCCATTATACCCGGCGAAGAATCAATACAATTGGAGTAATGATCGTTTCTTTGGAGGATAAAATTTAGATAGGATTAGAATTATGGATAAATTAACAGAACGTTTAATTCAACAAATGACGTTTGAACTAGGTCTCCTGAAAGCTCAGATTATTGAGCTTCAGGTAAACCTGGAATTGAAAAATGAGGATATCGAAGATCTTAAAATGAATCGAGCAATCGATAATATTAAAGCTAACGAAAACATTATTACGGAGGAAAATACAAATGAGTAACTTTAAAATTCGTTCATACTATCCTATGTATGATGGTACTGGAAATGTCGAAAAGACATTGTTTGAATTGTATACAGATTCACCAACAAATCTTATCACTGTATATTTGAAAGGTGAGCATAAACTCAACAATGCAAGTGATGAAAACGAATATGTTAAAAAATGTTTGTTAGCATTCCACAAAGAGTATTTCTCAGAAATTGAATTCAAAGAAACTACTAAGAAAGTGGATGCACTCAATGAAACAATCGAACAAAAAGAGCGTGAAGATCGTCGTCGTGACGATTTCATTTATGCTATGGTTCTTCATACCATTATGTCTGGCTCTATTGTGTATGGAGTGGTGTATCGAAAACTTGCTGGTCTTCTTGAGAAGGCTCAAGTAGGTAAGACATACAAAGCGAATGATATTGTTGTAATTGAAGATCCTAATCGTCAAGAAATCAACGATGAAGGTAAACTAGTATTCGTGCAATTTAACAAAGAATTCACATATAACGGTGAGCCTGTATCTGATTTTGTGAAAAACGGAAGCCTTGAACTTAATGGAGTTGGTGTTGCATATCCTCTAACACTCGGACAATAATGGAGGTTTAAATGATATACTTAGACACGCCTGTTACTATCATTGATGATGGTACAGACCGTTCTATTGGTATCAAATTCTCTGAACCAGAAGCTGGAGATGAGCAAATCATCTCTGGCGTTGTTTTTAGGGCATCTCACGATACCAAAACAGAACTAAATGCCACATGGCATCCTGACAAAGGGACTCTTGTGGTCGATATCCCAAATAATCTAATTAATTATTCAGGGTATGCGAAAATTATTATACCAAAAACAGCATTCTTAATTGATGCGATAACTATGAAGTTGGATGTGTATTCTCCTAAAGATACTGATGGCGCGAGTCGAGTGTATTATGGAGAAGATAAATACGCATTTGTACGAGATTTCGATACAACAAAGAACCAAATCTTCATTGAAGTTGCAACCGATGTTGTAAATACTGATTTCATTCGAAGTCTTGTCGATAAAATTGTATCTGAGAAGGGGGTCGTTGACAAAGCAGGAACTGCTGTCGACACAGATACACTTAAAAACGACATTATGAATCGAGTAACCAAGTTAATTGATACTAAGAAGATTCAAGAAGACATCAAAGCTGCTTTGGTCGAATCGATCAATACACTTAAGGATGAACAATCAAAATCACTGCAAAATCAGGAGAGCAAACTACAGGGTATTGAAACAAAGGTAGCATCCCTAAATGGGGAAACTATCAAGTCTGATATTCTCGAAGCATTAGATACTAAAATTCTAACTGCTAAGACGGATATCATCAATGCTATAGACGTTGCTCAACTCAGATTGGATTTAACTTCTCTTATTACAGAGACATCTAAATCCGATATTGCTGCGGCGAAACAATACATACAGTCATATTTGAATACGTATTTCGAAGGTAGTGATTTCACAACGAAAGTTACACAAGCTATCTCAGAACAACTATCAACTCTTTCGGGTGACATTTCATCAGCTAGAGCTGTAGCGGATGGTGCTAAAGAAGGTCTTGATACTCTTAAGGCTAAGGTTGAAAAGAATACTTCTGATATTACTGCATTAGAACAATTCAAAACCGGTATGTCTGGAGCTATCGCTTCATATATTACCGACAACCTAACTAGCGAAAAGATTATCGAGATACTTGAGACGGATAGCAATTACTCTGATAATATCTTTACCGCTATGAAAACAACTCTTGATCAAAGATATATTGTTACAAATAACGTTATTAAGATAGATACTCAAGAAGGAACCAAAGTGACTGTTGGAGAAGTGGATTTCACTATCCCGGCGACTGATAGTTTCGCTAAAGAAACCGAATTAGGACTCTTGAGAGCTAAAGTTGGTGAGGTTGAAAGTTCTATTGGCACTGCTATCGATACTAAGCTATCGAATGGTGGAGACCATTATATTAAGAACTCTGAATTGCATAATTCATTGCAATGTTTATCATCTAATTCGGATAATACTTCAACAACACAAGAAAATAATACCGATACTGTATATGGTGATAACTATCCATATGACGATGATAACGTGGAGAAACTGCAGGGGTTACCTGTTGGTGCGGTATATGTCGACCGACGTAAAAAGAACGGTGCTATTAAATGGATTAAAATAAAACCTTATGATAAGGGAATTCCTCGAAATACTGCAAGGGACTGCTGGAAGGTATTGTATGGAGATACTGGTGAGGTATTGGCTTCAATCACGCAAAGCGCATTTGGTGGATCTAAGTTATTTTACCGACGAGTTAATTCTAATGTGGAATTAATTTGGGGCGGTTTGTCATGGGGTTGGTTCGGTATTAAGCGTAGAGGCGCTGCTGGATATGTGGCTCACCCATCAGATAGAAACAAATTCTGTGTCATTGTGCCTCAGGGCTCATTACCGCTAGGATTCTCTCCTACGTCATCCAAAATTGGACATATTACAAACGATAAGGGTATTCCTTATGGGACATTTTATGTTGGTGGAAACGGTGACTCCCGTCAAATTCGTCTTCAATTCTTAGAAGATGTGCCTGAAAATCGTGACATTACCGATATCCGTTTCTCAAATATGAATTATATTACAGATGAACCATGGCCAGATAGACTTTAATAGGAAGGTTAAACTATGTTAAAAATTGAACGCTTCGAAACCGAAGAAGGCACTAAAATTGCCATTGTGGATACCAATCCATATTTCCGTTATGAATATCCTTATGTTCTTACGGAAGAAATGAAAGCTCAATCTGATGAAGAGCTTGGAGAAGTTCTAATTGGATTGATTAAAACCCAAGATAATCATACATTGATGTCTACTATTTTGGATGTAACTTTACGTTCTCCATTTATTTACGATTCTCAATTTGCTACTTTAGTAAATTACTTGAAGGAACCACAATTGGGTGAATCATATTTCCCTGGTCAACAACTCAAACTTCAAATTCCAAATTACGAAGCTGAAGGTTGGGAAGGCGACTATGCTGTTGTCACAATCAACAAATTATTGACAATTAAAGCGGATGAGAAAGACGTGTATAAACTATTCGAAGATTATCATAAAAATGGTATTGTCGAAATTTTAAAGTGGCAAGACGTCGTTCATCTGAATCCTAACGACTTTAAAAATAAATAGGATTTGATATGAAGAAATCCGAAAAGATTTTATGGGTAATTAGCATTCTCTCATTCGTGGGAATGCTTACCCTTTTATGTTACGTATTTATCTTGACAAATATGGTTGTATCATACAGGAATAACTATTATGAACTGCTGGATATTATCAGTCAATTAAATACTAAAATCCACTATCCAGGAGGTTGAAATGAATTACATTTCTATACAATCTTCTCAAGATGTTATTCAGCACTTCGGAATCAAAGGTATGAAGTGGGGACAGCGTAAAAAAAATTTCTATGAAAAACGAGGATATTTGAAAAATCCTTCTCCTGATAAGGCATATCTGTCATTCTCTGATACGGGTAAAATACGTAGAAATATGGGACTTACTCGTCGAGATTTCATGTTTAATCCAAAATATAGAGATAAAGCTAATTCTGAAATAGCCAGAATCACCAACTTGAAAAAAGATATTGCTAAGATTGACTATATGTTAAAAATCCAAGAGATACTGGAGCCTATGGTTTATATCTAAGCGACCATGGTAAATATCTAAAGGGTAAAGATCTTAAAGAGTTCAACCAACATAAAAAGTTTGATAATTCTAAAAAGAATAGACACCCAGAACATTTAGATTACGATAACTTCAATAAATGGGTAAAAAACTCTCGTCGATTGGATGAGCTAGGCGCCAAAGGTGCTAAAATAAGACGAAACAAACTTGTTTCACAATATGAAAAATTTAGAGGTTAAATTATGTTAATTATTTCAGAAAACGAACTACTACACACTGACAGCTGCCAAGACATCATCGAACACCACGGTGTCAAAGGAATGAAGTGGGGACAACGTATGAAACGTTGGGGTGCTGCTGCTGGTAGAACTGCTATCAACTCTGTACGACACCCAATCCTAAGCGATATGTCTATTTCAGCTTCTAGAAAACATTCTAGAATGGGAACTGATTTTGGTACAACAAGATCTCTTGAATTCCGTAATCGATATATCAAGGATATGGTTGCTGCTAAGAAGCAATATAAGAAAGATAAAAAACAAGCCAATACTAAATATAGTGATGGCGTTGGTAAAATCAGTAAAAAATATGAGAACTCTGCCTTTTATGCTAAACGCGATAAAAAAAATGGAGAAACTCGAAAAGATTTTAGAAATCGCGTAACAAATTCATCTAAAGAATTAGGTAAAGAATATTCTAAACTTGGCGCAGAAAGAAAAAATAGTATTAAACAAGCTAAAGCTAAACGTAAACAAGCGTATGCAATGGCTGGTGGACGTTATTAATTAGTAGGGGGGGGGTATACAATGAATTATATTTCTATCCAATCCTCTCAAGATGTTATAGAGCACTATGGGATTAAAGGAATGCGTTGGGGAATTAGGAGTCGTCATTCCGATTTAAAAGCGAACCATGAATCTTATAAGAAGCTTAAGAAAGATGTTAAATCTATACAAAAAGATTTACGTAAAAAAATATGGTAAAGCTAATGATCCTGGTTATACTAAATGGCGAATGAACCATAAACTAAAATCTGCTAAAAGATATGACCAAGCAGAAGAGCTTCGTAGAATTGGTCAAGAAATTTATCAAAATAATGGTCGTAAAGTTACACCAAAACTTGAGAAAATGACAACAAAATACAATATGTTGATGCGAGAAAGCAGAGCGCATAATACTGCATATAACACTGATCCAAAAGATTATGTTCGTAATAAGTCTGCGTATGATAAACTAAACATTCGTAAGGAAGTTAAGGCTGCTTTCAGAAGAGAAGGTAAAATATAATTAGAAAGGCGGAGTCTACATGGCTCCCTCTTTTTTTGAATTTTCAAAAATTCCCGGGGGTGATATTTAATCCCAAATTCGCATTTTTTACAAGCCCTATAATGAAATAAAATTTATAGGAGGTCATTACTATGACAAACGAAACTAAGAAAGAATTAACATTGAATCAAGAGAACATGATCAAAGTATCATATATGTTCGTGGATAAAGAACTTGGTGATTTGCTAGAATATCAATTCATGTTTATTGTTAACAATGCAAACGTTAACGTACATATGATGGAGTATATACAAGCTATTTACAAGAGACTTCATCGCGAAAGTAAAATGGTAATCGAATCAATTTCAAATGAGGAAATTTACAATTCAACATTAGCTATGTTTAATACATACGTAAAGATAACTGAAATAACAGATGAATTAGTAGAGAAGGTAAAAGTCGATGAAAAGACAACTGAAGAATTTAAACAAAATATCGAGAAATTCGAACCATTGATTAAAGATATGGATAAAGAATTAAAAGAAGTTGTAGAATTCTATAAAGGATTGTAGATCATTGAGAGTTTTACCCTCTCTTCTTTTTTTTCGAATTCGCAGATATTACATACACTATAATGAAGAATATAGCTCAGCGGGAGAGCATCCTGAATACTCAGGAGGGGCGACGTGGTTCAACTCCACTCTATTCTTTTTTTTGAAATCATTTAAAGGAGGTTATTATGCCAATTAGTAAGAAAAGGAAAACTGTAAATAAGACTGGACGAAGATATGGTGTCACTAAGAGAATGCCAAATATACATTCTCTTCTTTTTAAATACATCCATGCATATTACGATGAGAAGATCGAGGAGTATGTTGTGTATATTAATTTAGTAGCTAATGACGTACCGGTAATTATGTCAGGGTTCATCGATCCAGATAGAAGTTATTTCGAAGGTATAAGATTGCATAATCCAAAACCCAAGAAAGGACACACTGCGCAGACAGTATATATCTCAAGGAAGGATGCACCAATGTTCTTTGCCACAATCAAAGCATATTCACACACAGTTGCGGATATGTTAGACGTAGGAGAAAAAGTACCGATACTTGATGTAAATAATGAGGGTGAGTATTTCCCTGATAAACTTATTAATGACTATAGGAAGTTAACGTAATCCGCAGGATTTACACAGCCTATAATGAAATAAAAATATTGGAGGATATCAACATGATTACAAACAAAGGATTTTTAGGTTTGGTGAATTTCGTAGACACACCACTCGAGGTTAAGGAAAACGACAAATTTATTGTTAGTTGCCTTAAAGGAGCTGGTCAAGGTACTATTGAAGGTTTACTGACTGTAGGAACTGCTGTTGTTGCATTATCATTATTGGTACGACACACTAATAAAGAAGAATAAGATTAGGAGCTTAAATGCTCCTTTCTTTTTTGATTTTACCAAGCTCTTCATAAATAATTATTTTTAAGGAGGAAGCCTCAACGTTTATTGTCAGTTCAAATAT